ATGAAAAGATTATTTGTACTGCTGCTGTTCGTCCTCGCGGCGAACGCAGCTTCGGCTCAATATACGGCCGTGCGCGTCAATGCGCTGGGACTGGCAACGGGAACCGTCAATGCCGGTGTGGATGTGGCCGTATCGGAAAAATGGTCTGTCGAAGCGTCGGCATACTGGAACCCGATCTCGACCGAAAGTCTGCGAACCAAAGTGCTGGGAGCCGTCGTGGGTGTGCGCCGCTGGCGCTTCGAGCCGCACGTCGGCTTCTTTTGGGGCGTGCACTCCGCCCTCGCACAGTATCGCGTCGGGAACCGGAACAAACGCTACAACGGCTGGGCTGTCGGCGTAGGTGCCAGCGCGGGCTACTCGTGGATGCTGCATAGGCGGTGGAATTTCTCGCTCGAAGGCGGCATCGGCCTGTATTACATGAACGATACGCGCTGGAACCCCGCGCCGCCGCCCGGCGAAGATGTCTTTCTGCGGCATTACCGCCGTATCGCACTGGCTCCGGCGAAGCTGGAAGCCTCTTTCTCTTATATGTTTTAGAATCCCGAGATATGAAAAAGCTCTTGTTTTTAGGATTATTGCCGCTTCTGTCCGCATCCTGCACGAAGGATAGCGGCAGCTACCCGCCCGATGGACCGCAGTCCCCCGAAGCTGTCGCTTCGCAGGTGGAAATATCTTTTACGGCTGCGGACAACGGATTTCCGACACGAAATTCGGAGGATGAAAATACCATTGCAGACGTGAACCTTTACCTGCATAACGTGCAGACGGGTTCGCTGGAACATCACTATCTGACCGCAGGGAACGCTTCGCGGACGATGACGATAGCTCACGGCCGTTACGAAGCGTATGCCATCGCCAATACGAGGGAAGATATGGGGCCGATGACACTCCTGCGATTGCAGGAAGCGATGTACGTTCTCGATGTATCGGGAGATACCGATGAGAGGTTTGCGATGAGCGGCCGGCAGTCTTTCACTGTATCGGGGGCTACCGATGTCGCGATACTCCTGCGGCGGTGTGTGGCAAAACTGACTCTGAACGTCACGACGGCCGGCGCCTTTACGGATTTCGAACTCCGATCCTGTCAGGTAACGGGCGTACCGTCCTGCGTGCCGTTCTTCGCTGGAAGCAAACCCACAACGGACAGCGAAGTGACATCCTTTCCGAAGAGCGCCCTTTCCGGACGCAGCTACTCCGTTGTTCTTTACCTTCCCGAAAACGCTCAGGGCGAAGTGCCGGGCATCACCGACCCGCGGCAGCGCAGCCGCGAAAATGCCCCGCAATACGCCACCTGTATCCATCTTGAAGGCGAGGCATCAGGCCGTAAGGTCGATTATTACATCTATCCCGGCAGCAACGTCACGACCTCTTTCGACATCCTGCGTAACTGTCATTATAACCTCGATGTGATGATTTCGGGGGCCAATGCGACGGATATGCGTCTTTCGACGCTCGGAGCGACCTTCACGGAACTACCTCGGACGTGCTGCGTGGGCGACGATATTTTTACCGAGATGAGGGTCGAGAGCACCGATCCCGACGGTCGCTACACGCTGACCGTCGAACAGGAGAAGGGCGAAGGTACGATAACATTCGACGGTGCAGCCATGACGACCGGAATTCCCGTCGCATTACCCGGCGGAGCCGGAATTAAAACAGCACGGATCGGATACTGCCCGACAGTTGCAGGCGAAGCCGTGCTGACATTCGTCCTGCGGGATGCCTATGACTATGAAATTCGCCGTACGCTGACGACCGAGGCGGTCGAAAAACCCTCTCTCGATGTTACGCTGACACCGCCTTCGGCAATCGTCGTCGGCAATCCCGCCACTTTTACGTTGGAAATCAGTGGAAGCGATGACGCCGCAATCTCTACCTTCACTTGTTCCGATCCGCAGGCCGTTTTCGTATTTCCCGCAGGGACAGGGCTCGGCGGCAACGAAGTCATGTTAGGCAATGGAACCCACGGTTTCTTGCTCGACACCCGTGTCACCGGCGACCTGACGGTTACGGTGCGGGTAAGCGACGGCAGCGGCCATAGCGTACAGCGGCAATGCACGGTAACGTCCCGTTATCCGAAATTCTCCGCAATGATACGAACCATGTCCTCGGCGGCTCTCTATTCGGACAGTCCGATGACGCTGATCATCCGTTCGACCGAATACGCGGGCGACTATACCGTAAGTTATACGACGACCTCGACGAATTGCAGGGTTTCGTATGGCGGTTCCATGTTACGCCCCGACAGCCCTGTAACCCTCGAAGCCGGACAACATATTTTTACCGCCAACTCTTCCTATGCCGAGCGAACGGAATTCGTCTTTACGATTACGGACATCTACGGGCAAAGTCAACAAGCACAAGCGTCGATTACATGGAGGTAGTCGGGCCCGTCTTCTCGGCTTATGATAAGAAAAAAGTTATAAAACAATGAAGAAGATGTTATTGCACAGCCTCGTCGTGTGCCTGCTGCTGGGCGGTTGTACCGTTACGGGCAGGCTTCAGCGCCGGGGCTTGGGCGCACGGGCGAACTATGCGCCCAAAGAACAAAAGCAGGAGCCGAAAAAGGAGTCCGCACCGCAATATGTCGAATACAAGCACCGCGACAGCCTGAAACCCATCTATTTCCTGCCTACGACTACGCTCGAAAACGGCGAGCGCGTCATGTCGTTCGAACTCGACGAGGTGGTCGTGGTGGCCAAATCGCGCACCGTCGCCGAGCGTATGGGCAAGGTCTGCATCGACTTCGTGATCGAGCTGCCGCGCCAGTTGCAGGGCAACTGCCGGAGCGTGGCCGTAACACCCATGCTCCACAAGACGGACAGCCTCGTGCCGCTTCAGCAGATCAGTATCCGGGGCGGGCTGTTCTGCCGCGTGCAGGATCGCAACTATTGGCAGTTCGACCAATACGTGCGGGTCTTCAAGCCCGATGCGGCTGCCGAGCAGCGGGCTTTCGAGCGTTTCGTCAAGCACCCCTATCCGGAGGGCGTGCGGCTGGATTCCATCGTCGAAGGCCGTGAGAAGATCAGCTATTACTACACGCAGGAAGTACCGACCAAAGGCGAAGGCAAGACGATGCACGTCACACTTGCGGGAGCGGTCGTAGGGCTGGACGGCAGCCGTTACGATATGCCGCCGCTCGATACGCTGGAATACAATATATCCTCGATGCTGACCTTTACAGACACCACGAGGCGCTACCTGATCAAAGTGATCGAGAAGTATGCCGTGGTCAAAGACCGCAACTACCTTGCCTTCGAAGTCGGCAAATCGGACATTATCGACACGCTGGAAACCAACGCCGTTCAGCTCGCCCGTATCGAATCCCTGATGGACGGACTGATAAACCAGCGGGAGTTTTATGTGGACAGTATCGTGCTGACCGCTTCGGCATCACCGGAAGGAGCGCTCGCGCTCAACGAGCGTCTGGCCCGCGAGCGTGCCCTGTCGCTCAAACGGCGTCTGGGCGAGCGTTTCGGGCGGCAGGTCGATACGCTGATCGCCGTGCGCTCCGCAGGCGAGAACTGGACGGAGCTGGGGCGCTTGATCGCCGCCTCGGACAGTCTGCCGCACCGCGAGGCGATCCTTGCGCTGCTCGGTGCGGAGAAGAATCCCGACCGGCGCGAAGCGGCCCTGCGCGGCAGGTATCCGCAGGAGTATAAACATATCCGGGAGCGGCTCTATCCGCTGCTGCGCTCGGTCGATTTCAAATACGACCTGCGGCGCGTGGGCATGGTGAAGGATACGATCCATACGACCGTACCCGATACGCTCTACGCGCGGGGCGTGAAGCTGCTCGACGAAAGGCGCTACGGCGAAGCCCTCACGATATTGGCTCCTTACCATGACCGAAATACGGCTATCGCACTGCTCTCGCTCGGCCATGACGACCGCGCTTACGAAGTGCTCTCCGCGCTGCCCGAATCGGCCGAGGCGTGCTACCTGAAAGCCATCGCCTGCTCGCGGCTGGGTCACAGGGAGGAAGGGCGCAAATGGTTCGAGCGGGCGTGCGAGCTGAAAGAGACATTCGAATACCGGGGCAGGCTCGACCCGGAAATATCCAACCTTTTAACCGATGACTGACGATGAGAAAAAGAGCGATCGCGGCCACGATGCTGCTGACAGCGGCTATGGCCTTTACCTCGTGCGCCAAACTGTATGAGGAAGAAACAACGGAAACCCTGAAACGCCCACAGACGGACATCGAGATTCCGGAGGACAACCCTTGGGACGAAGTGCCGGACAGCGATACGGGGACTGGACATTAAAGAGCGAATGCAATGCGAACGGATGTAATTTTTAATACGGATGCGGCCTCCGGCCTCGGCCGGCTGCCCGACAACTCCATCGACTGTATCGTAACCTCGCCCCCGTACTGGCAGCTCAGAGATTACGGACTCTCTCCGATACTGTTCGGCGGGCGGCAGGAGTGTGAACACGATTTCGACGATTACGCCATCTGCCGCAGTTGCGGCGGATGGCTGGGGCAGTTGGGACAGGAACCCTCCCGCGAGATGTTCTTGGAGCATCTCGTGGGCATCTTCGACGAGTGTTGCCGCGTATTGAAAAGTACGGGGACGCTATGGGTGAACCTCGGCGATTCGTACAGCAAACTCAATAAATACAACCGCACAGACGATTGGCCGCCGGGTAAAAACGCCCATTGTCTGAAAACACTGCGCGTCGATCTGTCGATACACCGAGTTCCGCACAAATCGCTGTGCAATATCCCGGGGCTGTTCGCCGAGATGATGATCCTGCGGGGGTGGATACTGCGCAACGAGATTATATGGCACAAGCCCTCGGCTGTGCCTACCCCTGTCAAAGACCGTTTTACGGTGGATTTCGAGAAGGTGTTTTTCTTCGCCAAATCCCCGAAATACGACTTCCGGCAACAGTTCGAACCTTATGCCGGGAATGAGACGAACAGAATATCCAGACAGCCGGAACATCCGACAGGTTCGAAATCCAGAAATGACCTTCAAGGCAGGAACAAACGGGCGGTCTGGCGGATTACGACCGAAATCAGCCACGAGAAGCACTACGCCCCCTATCCGCAGAAGTTGATCGAAACGCCTATCGAGGCGGGGTGTCCGCCGGGCGGCGTAGTCCTCGATCCGTTTCTGGGAAGCGGAACGACGGCCCTCGTCGCCCGCAGGCTGGGACGCCACTACATCGGCATCGAGCCGAATCCGGAATACGTCGCCATAGCCCGTTCTCGGCTGGAACGGGGACCCGAAACCTCAAAACAGTGAGGAGGCCATGCGAATCGGATTGGTGGATGTGGACGGGCGCAACTTCCCGAACCTCGTGCTGATGAAACTTTCGGCGTGGCATAAGTTCCGGGGCGATACGGTGGAATTTGCCGATCCCGTGGCGGGGCGTTACGACAAAGTGTATCTGTCGAAGGTCTTTACCCATACGCCCGACTGCCGGGATGAATACCGCTGCGAGGTGATACGCGGCGGAACGGGCTACCGCGATTATACGACGACGCTGCCGGAGGCGGTCGAACATACATGTCCGGATTACTCGCTCTACGGCGTGGGCGAAGCCTACGGCTTTCTCACGCGCGGATGCCCGAACCGATGTTCGTGGTGCGTGGTGCCGCGCAAAGAGGGCGCTATCCGGCCCCATGCCGACATCGAAGAGTTCCTTGCAGGACGCAAACGGGCCGTGCTGCTCGACAACAACGTGCTGGCCTCCGCATGGGGCCTCGCGCAGATCGAAAAGATCGTCCGCTTGGGCGTGCGGGTGGACTTCAATCAGGGGCTTGACGTGCGGCGTATCGCCCGCAACCCGGAACTCGCAGAGCTGCTCGCACGGGTCAGGTGGCTGCGCTTCCTGCGGATGGCCTACGACAGCTGTGCCGTGCAGGAGGATGTACATAACGCCGTAGAACTGCTCGTCAAATGTGGCTTGTCGCCCCGCAAACTGTTCTTCTACGTGCTGGTGCGCGACGACATCGGCGATGCGCTGGAACGTATTCGGGAGCTGAAGGCGTTGGGCTGCGTGCCCTTCGCACAGCCGTACCGGGATTTTTCGGGCGACGCCAAACCCTCGCGGGAGGCGTGGCGGCTGGCCTACTGGTGCAACAACAAACGATTGTTCAACGCGATGGACTTCGCGGATTACAAATGCAAATAAACCGAAAAGTGATGAAAAAGTTATTTTTTGCGGCGATGGCCGCACTCGGACTGCTCGCATCCTGCGACAAAGATCTGGACATTCAGCAGGCGTACAGTTTCTCGTTGGAAACGATGCCCGTACCCAAGCGTATCGGCGTAGGCGAAACCGCCGAGATACGCTGTACGCTGGTTCGTGAGGGGGAGTATGCCGACGCCCGCTACACGATCCGCTATTTCCAACCCGACGGCAAGGGAGAACTGCGGATGGACGACGGGACGGTGTTCCTGCCCAACGACCGCTATCCGCTGGAACGCTTCTCGTTCCGCCTTTATTACACCTCCCGCAGCGACGACCAGCAGACCATCGACGTCTATATCGAGGACAATATGGGACAGGTGGTGCAAAAGAGCTTCACGTTCCAGAACGACAGCGATACGGGCGGCGAAGAGCAATAGTCTCAAACGAACATCATTGCCCGGCCAAAGTCGGGCATTTTTAATTTGAAAACCTTATGACAGAACAGGAAAAACGGGATATAGCCTTGCTCGAACGGGGCGGCAGAAAGCATAATATGTTGATGACCCTTCCTTTGGAGCGGCGTACCGAGGCGGTATGCCGCCGCGCCGTCGAGATCGACGGAGAAAATATCCGATACGTTCCCCGCGATATGCGCACCGAAAAGCTGTGTTATACGGCCGTGCAAAGCTGGGATTTTGCGCTCGACTATGTGCCGGAGGAACTGAAAACGCCCTCGATGTGCAAGGCCGCCGTAGAACGTTACGGGCCGGCGCTGCTGTTCGTGCCGCAGGAGCGCCGAACAGAGGCCCTGTGCGAAGCGGCGGTGCAAAACAATGTATGGGCCCTGCCTTATGTGCCCGACCGGATCAAGACCCGGAAGATGTGCATGGATGCAGTAGCGAAAGATGGTTGGGTGTTGGAGTTCGTGCCCCAAGCGATAAAAACCCCGCAGATGTGCCGGCTGGCCCTTAACGCCCCGCTGGCCAAACTCCGCGAAAACCGGAGCGTCCTTCAATTCATTCCCTATGCCGACGTGTGTTTGGAAGGCATAAAAAAATACCGGCAGGAAGGCGCCGATATGGTAGGTTTGCTGGCAGACATCGAACCGGAGGTGATGGATGAACACATTGCCCTGTACGGGGTTCGTACCGACCCGTCGTGTCTGACGGCCCTGCCGGGGAGGTGGAAAACAAGGACGGTATGCACGGCGGCGGTACAGAGCGACGGGATCATGCTGCACGACGTACCGGAACATTTGCGCACGAAGCGTATGTGCGAGGCGGCCGTATCGTCCAGCATCCATGCACTTCCTTATGTGCCGGAGGCATTGCATACCCCCGACCTGTACCGGAAAGCGATGGTGAACGACCCTGCCGCCATTCAGTATTTCAAGCCGGAACTGCTGACGCGGGAGATGTGCCATGAGGCATTGTATTCGAGCTATGACCTGCGGGTACTTCGGTACATTCCCTACAAAGAGATCCACGAGCAGTTGTTGGAGCGTTGCGAGGGATACTCTCGAACCAAATATTTTCTGGACAGTATGAATCCGGACTATATGACCCCGAAGCTGGCGGAGATGATTTTCACCAAAGAACCCGAACTGTTCTACAATATTCCCGAAAAATTCAAGGATAAGGAGCTGTGCGAAACGGCGGTACGGTACGACGGAAGCTATCTCAAAATGGTTCCGGAAGCCCTTAAAACACCGGAGTTGTGCATGGAAGCCATACGTCGCAGTCCGTATGCCATAGAGTTTATCCCGGAAACGATGAAAAGCCCGGAGTTCTATACGGATTTGGTCAGGAAGAATCCGTTGAACCTGCGGGGAATACCCGAAGACGACCGGACTTACGAGATGTGCAAAGAGGCTTTCGACAATACTTACGGAAAGGATAAGACCGATTACAGCATCGCCGGTGCGTTGACAGAACCGTCGATAGCTCTGCAAATGGTTCGGGAGCAGGATAATCCTAAAACAATCGACTTTTTGATGACCGTAATGCGTCCCAAAGCCATTTCGGAAGAAGTAGCGTTGGAAGCCGCACGTAAAAACGGGCATATCTTGCGCTTCGTACCGAAAGAGATCATCACGCAGCAGGTTGGCGAAGCCGCCGTCAAAAATCATCCGCAGGCGATTCAATGGGTTCCCCACGACATACGCACGGCGGATATGTGCCTGTATGCCTTTAAGAGCGATTCCGAACTGGATATTTACACTCCGGGGCGGATCAGGTGCGAAGACAATGTTTATATATTCGCCCGAAAGATGGACGAGCTACTCCGCCAACCGATCACCTATGACGACAGCAAACGGCTCTACGGGGGCGAAACGATCCGCTTGCGGAACGTGGAAACGGATACCAAAATCTTCGAGAACTGCGAAGTTCGCTACGACCGTAAGAAAGAATCGCTGACCCTGCGGAACGTTACGCCCCAACAGGAGCGGGTGCAGCCCATAAAACCGCAGCGCAAATCCTCCATGAAACCGAAATTCTAAAACTACGATTGAAACCAATAGCGATGAAAACGACAGAAGAAAACAGAACGATGAACTCCGGCGACCGTCGGGAGCCGGGAGACGTTTATATGATGCTTTCACCGGAGGGAAAAACACAGGCTGTATCGGCAAACGGGAGATATTATAAAAACTTCGGTCATTTTATCAATCATTGCACGGAAATAATACTCAAAGATTGGCTGACGCCTTACCCGAACAGTTTTTTCGTACATTACCGCTTTGCCGACCCCGACCGGGTATGGAAACCTTACGAGAATATCCCGATGTTTCCGCGCAAACTGTCGGATGCCATCAAGGAGCAGGGCTTGAAACCGCTGGACACCTGCCGGCTCTATCCGGCCATATACTGCTATCAGAACGGCCTCGATCCGTTGTTGCCGGAAAATTCCGAGCAGGAATTGAAAAAAAATTCGAACTATCGGCGGGCCGTATCCCGGTATTCCGATCGAGAGCAGCTTCTCGGAATCAATACCTATACGGGCATCGAGACCGACCGGGGCGTACTGCTGTTCGATAATACGCCGGAAGGACGGAAATTGCAAAAGAGGTATAAGGATTTCCTTGCAGACAAATTTTTCGATCCCCGGCTTGACATCACGTTTTTCAGAACGATAGACGTAATACCCGATGAAGTGCAACGGGCAAGGATCAACCCCGTTATTGATCTCGACAGGCTATACAGCAGCGAGCCGGAGCCGTTCGGAGTGCTTTCGGCCGACTGTTATACGGATATGACGGAAATCGGTATCCATACCGAACGCGAACGTTACGATATGTCGGCGACAAGAGAAAATTTCGTTCGCTTCGCCAGGATGGATAAAGGATCGGATATTTTTTTGTCCGAACATACCTATAACATTGCCTGCCTGTTGCACCTTGCTTCGCCAGAGTGCACAGACCCTATGATACGGGATAAGTTCCCCAATTTCTTCTCCTATCGGGACTGGTTCGACAACTTGGCCGAACGCTTTACCAAAGCCACGACAGAGACGGAAAAACAACAGGCTATGGCTCTGATCCGGCAACGGGCCGACCATATTCTGCGGCATGACTATCCCAACCTTCGCCGACCGCCGGTTCCGGCCCCGAAAGAACAGACCGAAACCGCCGTAACATCCGTTGGAAAACCGGCAAGGCAGCTGCCCGACGTGGCGAAAAAGCTGGCCGCACATTCTAAAAAGAAAACCGGGCTGAAACCGTAGATTATCATGCGGTTCGGCAGATATGCAACATGGTGAAGGTAGATTTAGATTTGATTATTATTTAATAATAATTATCTTTGCGTAATAATATGCAACTCTATGAAACCACTGAGAAATCCCTTTATAACCAGCGGCTACGAATCCGCCGAGTATTTCTGCGACCGCGAACAAGAGAGCGAGAATCTTATTCGGGAAGTTACCAACGGCAATAATTTGGCGCTGATCTCCACGCGCCGTATGGGGAAGACAGGACTTATACAGCACTGTTTCAACAATCCGGAGATCAAAGGTAACTATTATACGTTTTTCGTCGATATTTATGCGACCAAATCGTTGCGCGACCTTGTATTTTCCTTGAGCCGGGTCATTGTCGATGGTCTGAAGCCTTTCGGCAAAAAAGCCATCGAAAGTTTCTGGAACAGCGTCAAATCCCTGCAAGGCGGCATTACGTTCGACCCGGCGGGTAATCCCAGCTTCAACCTGCAACTGGGCGACATCCGCTCGACGGAAGCGACGCTCGACGAGATATTCCGCTATCTGGAGAAAGCCTCCCGTCCGGTAATCGTCGCCATCGACGAATTTCAGCAGGTGGCCTATTACACGGAAAAGAATGTGGAAGCGTTGCTGCGCACCCACATACAACATTGTCGCAACGCCCGTTTTATCTTCGCAGGCAGCCAGCGGCACGTCATGGGCAATATGTTCGCCAACGCCTCGCGCCCCTTTTATCAAAGCGTGTCGATGATGTATCTGGAGTGTATCGGGTTGTCGGAATACGAAAACTTCGCCCGCAGGCATTTTGAAAATAGCGGCCGAAAAATCGAGCAAGGTGTCGTCGCCGACATTTACGACCGTTTCGACGGGGTGACATGGTATGTGCAGAAGATGCTCAACATGCTGTACGGCATCACTCCGGAAAGGGGAGAATGTAGGGCAGAGATGATCCCCGAAGCGTTGGGCAATATTCTCGACTCTTACAAATACACCTATCAGGAGATATTGTTCCGCCTGCCCGAAAGACAGAAAGAGCTGCTTATCGCCATCAGCAAGGAAGGCGCTGCCCGTGCCGTTACCTCCGGGGAGTTCGTTCAGAAATACAGTCTGCCTTCTCCGAGTTCGGTGCAGGCGGCGCTCAAAGGATTGCTCGAAAAGGATTTCGTTACGCACGAGCAGGGCGTTTACCGCATTTACGACAAGTTTTTCGGGATATGGCTCAATAAGAATTACTGACTGATATGCCGATACTCCTTCCGGGGCGGCGTTCCGCAAACGAAAAATCGACGGTTTGAAACCGTCGATTTTTCGTTTGCGCCGAATTTCAAGATTTAATTTCCGGCTTCTCCGATACGTTTCGATTGGTACCAACTATCCCGAAAACGGTCGCCGATAAGGTTGAAAGTCCCTGTTTCGCCGCTTTCTTCGGCGAATTTACGGGCTTGCGGGATGTCCGTAAATTCACCCAGCTTGCGAAAACCGATGAACAGTTTGTAGATACCGGGATTGGCCCGGTGTTTGGCGACCTCGCTTTGGAGCAGGGCGCACAGTTCGGCAAACTTGGCCCTTTTCTGCGCCAATTTCTTTTTGGCGCAGCGCAATTTTTCGTCTGTCGTCGGGTCGAAAAACAGATCGTTACCGCTCATGTAACTAACGTATTCCTCTATTTTACGCTCGACTTTCGTAATCTGCGCTTTAGCCGCTGCCACGCACGAGAGCAGGGAGCCGAATCCGGTTTGCAGTCCCGTCCGCTTGTCGTAGTAACAATGATAGACCTGCACGCCCTTACGGGGGTATTGGCAGACGTATTTGGCCCTACGCCACTCGACGAGCCACCGCCAGCGGTCGAGCATCCTGCGGGGCATGTCTATTTTATGCAGGACGACCCGCGAACGGTCGTCCTCGCGGTACTCGAACGTGATATATACCCAATGTTCTATTTGCAGTTCCCGTTCGGCACGGGCGAGGTCTTTGGCCATCTGCATCCAGTCGTCGATTCTCTCCCGTGCCATCGTTACGCCGTTTTGCAGGTTTCGATTTCGGTATGCCGGGCGAGCCATTCACGCACGCTCGCCATGTTGTATTCGAAGGTTACGACCGCCGTGCGGTCGCCGATTTGCGTAAAGCGGGTGCTTTCGTAGCCGTCGATCCACTCCTTCAGGGTCGATACGCCCCACGCCTGCGGATCGTCGAAGATACGGCGCTCCAGCGTGCGGATAGGCTCGCCAAAAGTTACGACAAGTGTTTCATAGTCCGGTCGGACAGATTCGGGGAGCAGGCGCAGGTACTTCAAAGAGCCGGATTCGTCGTCCTTGTCCCCATGCGCCCAACCGCTGTGCAAAATTTCGTTACCCCAGCGCTGGGGCTCGTCGTAACGCACTTTTACCTCCGCCGTATATTTCGTAACGGTTATGTCCTCGATTACTCCCGTAACCATTGTGCCGAAGCTGATGCACTCGCACCTTCTGCCTATCAATTCCTTGTTTACCTCTGTCGTTTTCATTGTTGTTCTCCATTAAATAAGTTCTACTTCCGCGTTGTCGTTATTTCCCCGAAATGCTCCGGCCGCATAGTAAGCGTATCGGTTGTGCCAATTACTCCGGCGTTTGATATAAGCCATAGCCGGGGGACGTATCTCGACGGATGTTGTGTAGATATTATATCCGATGGTTATGACTAATTCACAGTTGCGCCATATCTCGAAAGGCGTTCTGAATCCGTGCTTGCCCTCGACGAGTTCCAATGCTGTGGCGACTGCGCTACGGACTTCTCCGGTCGATTCTGCGAGGGTCTTGCGGGTTCCCTCTTTGTAGATGATTTTCATAGCGGTCGGTGTTATGGGGCGGCAGCCGCCGCCCCGATTGTTACTTATATTCTCCGAAATTGGTGATGATCCCGAACCGTCCCGTGTCGTTATACATACCGGAGCAATGCAACCTCCGGCATAGGGCGGAGAGTTGTTTTTCGGTAATGCCCGATACGACTATCGCCGTGCGGTCGTGCTCGCAGATTCTTACCCGGTATCGGGTTTCGAGTTGGGCAAGGACGGCATACGCCCTTGTCGTTTTGTCGTCGTGTTTTTGATTTTTCATAGTTTTGTCGATTTATTTTTCTTACTTGCAAGGGCGATCAGGTTATCGAAACTCTCGTTCAATACGACAGCCCTTTCTCTCCGGTAATCCTCTGCCGGATCGCACTCGCCGACGGTAAACTCCCAAACCTCCATGTATTTGGCTTTCCATTTCCGAACCACCTCTGCATCCGGTAATGATGTGTGCAGGTCGTGTCGGCTGCAAATGGCGTTCAACAGGTCGATGTAGCACATGAACAGGTCGCTTTGGGGCATCCCTGCGTGCAACAGCGTATAATCCCGCTTTACAATGTCCCGGACGGCGTTCGATATGTTGTCGATGATCCCGTCTATATAATCCCGCGTAGAATCGTTTTCGTAGATTCCTGCTCCCCATGTTCCCATAGTTTTGTCTGTTTTTGGTTGATAAAAGGTTTGAACGGCGGCTGTTGCCGCCCCGATTTTATTTCTTCGTGATATGTCCTTTGGCTACGACCTCTCCGTTTTTGACCAGTTCTATTTCCCCGTAGGTAAAGCCCATTTCTTTGATAGCGATAAATCGGATATAATCGTGATATTCCGATTTCTTTGCAAAATTTCGCCCCGTGAGGTTGTTGAAAATCATCGGAAGCGAAAACTCGCAATCCGACCGGAGTACGGTTTTTCCGTTCTGCCGGATTTCGTAGGTCGGGTTCAGTTTATTCGTGTCTGTTTTCATGGTTTCGGTGTTATGGGCGGCTTTCGCCGCCCCGATTCTAATTATTTGATAGATTTAGGATTACGCTGTCAGTCGATTTTCTATAAGGTGCATATTGTGCTGAACGAGTTTTATAATCTGCTTGTGGTACGGACTGTCCTTGTTGCATACGCCCCGGCTTTGCGCCACCTCCAATCGGGATAGCGAAACCTCGACCGTTTCGAGCCGTTGGCCGTCTATCGAGGCCGAGAGGATCAGCGAATCGTCCCGGCGGTAATATTCGTTGGTAAAGACGCAATGGTGCATGGCTTCGCCCTCCTGCCGGAACTGCTCGATGCTCTCCAAGACCCGGACATGGATTTTGCCGTCCGTAAGGTCGATACCGAAAAAGCGCCCTTTGGCATCCCGGTATTGCTGTTCATGGCGCATCGCTTCCCGTATGCGTTCCTGCTCTCTCTGCTTGCGGTAATACTTCCGTTTCAGTTCCACATAGCGGTCGTGTTCCGCTTCGAGGTCGGCGGGGCACACATATTTGGCATTGCGTAAATCCTTATTGAAAAAGCGCAACAGGTCTATATAGTCGCACCACATTCCCGCATCGGTAATTGCGTACCCGCTGCGGGTAACGATACGGATACTCGGCCAGTAGTCGTCCAATGTGCGGGGATTTTCGGCAAAGTGTTTCAAGAGCGTAACCTGTCCGGTTTTAAGCAGGGTTTCGGCACGGCTGTCGCGCAGCAGGGCGCAGAACATTTCCGGCGGGGATATGTGGTAAAACTGTCCGTTGTAACCGCTTCTTCGCAGTTCGGGCAGGAGTTGCGGCCGGGGATGGACACAACGGGGATGGATATTATACAGCGGCTTATGGGGACGCAGTTCCAACGAGGTGGTATAATTCCACGTTTTGTAGAAAGGCCGGTTCGTTATGAGTCTTGCACGGGTGGCGCATCGCCCGTCCGGGGCGATCCACCGCTGCACGACTTCGGAATGAACGTATTTCGCCCTTTCTCCGATACGGACATAGTAGGTCAGATGTACGAAGCGTAATACCTGCATCCCGCCCCGGACGGTCATAAACAGGGCGTAGTCCGCCGTGTCGTAAATCCGGCGCAGGTGGTTGTCGTCTATGGTCAGCCGGGTATGGCACGCGGGGCAGATACAATGCGTCCGCGCCGCCTTGTCCGTCCATGCGTGTCCGCACTCGGTGCAAGTTATCACGCCTTTTGTCGTCCTGCGTCCGTAGCGGACGAAGCATCGGTCGAACGCCCACCGTATCTGCCGGGCGGAGATGGGACGGAGTGTGCGCCCTGCCTCTTCTATTTGCTGTTCAAAACTATTTCTCGGTTGCATAATCTTGATAGTTCGGGTGGATGAATTAGGCGGCAATGCGCTTTTGGATAAGGGGCATATTGTCGTTTACGAGCCGCACGATTTTGTCGTGGTACTCCGTTTGTTTGTTACATACGCCCCGGCTTTGAATAACTTTGAGTTGGGAGAGGGACACCTCTACGGTTTCGATGCGTTTGCCGTCTATGGTGGCCGAAAGGATGAGCGAATCGGCTTTTTTATAGTATCCGTTCGTGCCGACGCAATGGTGCATGGCCTTACCCTCCATGATGATTTCTTTCACACTCTCCAACACCCGGACAGCGATTTGCCCGTCAGTGAACATAAGGCCGAAGAATTTGGATTTGGCTTTATGGTAGGCGCACTCTTTCTGAAGATATGCGGAGAGGTTCTCGGCTATTTCCCGTTCGGCTTCCCTGCGGGCGATTTTGGCTATACAGCGGTCGTGTTCCCGTTTAAGGTCGGCGGGACATACGTATTTGGGGCTGTGCAGGTCTTTGCCCAATGTTCGCAAAGCGTCTATATAGTCGCACCATGTCGTTGCATCCGTGATTTTATAGCCGTTGCGGACGGCGATACGGATACTCGGCCAATACTTGTCGAATCTGCGACCGCTATCATCCAAATACAGTTGTAATAGGCTGTCCTGTCCCATTTTGAGCAGGGATTCCGCCCGGTTATCGGAGAGCAGGACACAAAGTAAGGTCGTCGGGTTCTGACCGTACAATCCGCCCTTATATCCCGTTCGTTTCAGTTCGGGGATAAGTTTCATACGGGGGTATATATCGTCCGTGTAAATATTGTCATATACCCACGATTCGCCGTGCAGTTCCAAGTCGGACGAATAAATCCATTGGTCGTAATACATCGTTCCCCATACCCGGCTCCGGGCGAAGGTGCAGTATTTGCCGTCGGGGGCTATCCACCGTTGCATGACTTCGTGGCAAAAGCGGTTCAGCGGTCGTCCGACTTTGGTATAATAATTCACCATAAACACCCGCACGACCTGCATCCCGTCGCAGGCGGTTATATAGGTGGCGTATTCCCTTTGCTGGAATTTCTGTTTGCGGGTGTCCTCTATCCGCAGTCGTGTGCGGCAGGCGGGGCAGGTGCAATGTTTCCATTCGGTGTCATTATGGAATACCTCACCGCAGTCGAGGCAGGTAACGACACCTTTTTTCGTGCGCCGACCTACCGATTCGATAACTTTGGTATAGGCCCAGCGTTCCTGTGCCGGGGTCAGCGGTGGCAGTTTCTTGCTTGCTTCGACTGCTTTCTGTTGGAATTTATTTCTCGGTTTCATGGTGTATCGAATTAAAATAGTGATGATTGGGTGGCCGTTTCAGCTTTCTTGGTCTTGTTCTTACCCTGCGTAATTTTCCGGTAGGCTTCGTCCGTTGCCTTTTGCATGGCTTGGCGTCGTGCTTCGGCTTTTTCTTCCTCGGTCAGTACAATCGTATGATTTACCACAACTTTGCAGTTGGTAAGGGGCTTGCCGATGTCGATGTCGTCCTCGTCGTAGTAGTGCATGGCGAGCGAGTAGATTTCATCGTCCGCGAAGCCGTTGCACCCGCTTTGCTTCACATAATTGAGGATGAACGTGATGCAGTCGTCGATGTTCTTCTTGGGATTGGCGTACCGGGGGGCGAACAATTCGTCCTCCTGCGCCCGGCGCTGTAAATAGCTTTGGATCGTCTGTTTGAAATAATCGGTCGCTTTATTCTCTTGTGCCATGATGGTTTGTTTTTATGGGGGACGGGGTTACCGTCCCCGGATGAATGTTCAAAAGAGCCAAAAATCAATGTCTTCGTCCGTGAGGGCATAAGTGTTCCTTATGCTGTTGAGATATTCGGCGTATGCTGTTCTAAACCGGGCATTACATTCCTGTAAATCGCCCCGGACGGGATGCGCTTCGCACCATTGTTTGAGAAAAACTTCGTTTGCCTTTAAGAACCGGAGAAATCGGGTGAGTTCGGGCGGCTCCGGGGCATCGTCGGGCAGGAAAAACATGCTTCCGCGCAGTTCTCCTGTTTGGGGATGTCGTGTAAACAACTGCCGGGCGGTTCCGATTCGGATATAATTGTCTTTAATGCCGTAGTGCTCGGCAATAGCCGGAATATCGACGGCCGTATGAACCGAAAAGGGGGCTACTTTGATTGCATCACGCTGGATATATTCGCCCTCTTGGAGTATGACTTTTACATTAGCCTGCGGTTCGCTTTGGGTGATATATTCGTTGAGTGTCATATCTGTTGTTTTTTGCAGGGGATCGGGGCCACCGCCCCCCCGGATTGGATTACTGTCTTTGCGGATTACTTGATAAGCGTGTCGGTTAGATAGAATTTACGGTGGCAATCCTTTTTCTTGAGTGCTTCCCCGATGAGCCACGCGAACCGTTCGCGTCTGAACTCCTCGGATTTATCCTTGTGGCACGTCCAACTCTGCTCCTTTTCGTATTGCTTGGCCTGTTCTTCCAATATGGGCAGATATTCCGCCGTTGCGCCGTCCATTCGGAGGTAGTCTTTCGTCCCCTTGTGCCGGAAAGAGACGAGGCAGTAATTTTCGGGGTACAGGCGTATCGTTTCAGTGGCTTTTTCATAGAAACAAACCGCCAAATATTTGTCTGCCAATCCTTTGTAGGAGGGGCTGTTATGGCAGTATTTTTCTATCGTGTCGGAAATGGTCGCATCCTCGGAGAGTTCCTCCCGCAGTTCTTTTTCCACCCGTCTGAAGGCGTCGGACAATGAGAGATAAACGGCGGTTATTTCTATCCGTTTGTTTTTGGTATCGTCGTCCTGCTTACGGGTCGATACGATGATAATGTTGTAGCGGTTGTCGCTCCACGCTTTGACCTCGATGTAATACCCTAAATCCGTGTTGATTGCATTGAGGGTGTTAAACGTGTCGGTCGAGCCTTGTCTTTGCAGATAAATGGTTTTCATATTTTCGGATTTTTATGATTCGTTGGTTTATGTGGGGACGGGGCTACCGCCCCCGGATTGGACTTCGGGATTATTCGGCCATGCCGATTAACTCGCGCACCTGCATTTCTTTCGCTTTGGGAAAGATCCACCCGGCGCATTTCTCTCCGCGGTAGGTCAGTCGCCCGTTGAACCGTCCGCCGAGGTCGGATAATGCGTCCTTTATGGGCTTCGTATCTCCGAATAGGGCTATCGCTTTCTCGGAGTAGTTCACGAGGATAAAATCACCTTGAACAGAGGTTTGCCCTTGTTCTTGTTCCGGTGTGCGCTCCGGCTTGGGGCTACTGAGCCGGATATTATTCTCATCTCCGGCGATATAGGCCAGAGCGTCGATAAATCCCTCGCGGGTGTAGTGGGTCATTTTGTGGATGCTCCAACCATAAGAGGGGCTCTTGCCGAGTGTGAAACCGGGGTAACGGAGTTCATAATCTTTGTTATATTCGGCCAAATACGCCGTTTCGGGCAGGTTGGCGGCGGCTTTCCGTAGTTCCCCGAAGCCGTTGCGGGAGGTGGTCGAGAAGCCGAGTATTACGGTGCGGACGCTCCGGGTTTCCCGGCACTCGTAGGAGGGGTCTGTGTATTCCGTTTCGTTGAGTTCGGCCACGATGACCCCCTGCACGTTATCGGGCATAATCCGGCGCAGTCGTTCCGCACCGATTGCCGCGATCCGGTCGTGTTCGGCCTTTGCACGGGCTTTCGCGTCGGCTTCGTCCTTTGCTTTCTGCTCGGCTTCGGCAACAAGGGCGGCAACCTCGAAAGCGTCCATAAATTCCGCGGGCGCGTCGGTGTAGTACATGCCGATACCGAATTTCTGCGAGTATGGCCGGAGGATGTCGGTGCACCGGATCGCCTTCGTTTCGAGGTTTATCAAATGGTATATATATCCGTTTGCACCGTGTTCGACCTTGTAAATTACAAGTCGGTCGCGCATTGCGCCGGGGCCTTCAGAAATGACGATTTGGTTTTCCTTTGCGACTTGGATTTCGGTGTCGGTGGTCGTACCGCCGAGTAGGGAATAATACTTTGCCATGATTTTCAAGGTTTTAGAAGATTTGGGAAAAGAGAAAGGAGAAAAAGCCGATCAGAACGACGAGAGATAAAAGACAGGAAAGGATGCCCCGCAGGAGGTCATAGCAGAACAGAAAGGCCAAAACGACCCAAACAAAGCCGCTCCCGAAGAGATAAAAACCCAGCGCGACAGCCCCGATTTTCAGCCCTGCCCGCAAACCCGCACCCATGCTGAGTGGAAGGTTGGAGGTTTTCGGTTTCCTGTTCTTATTTTCTGTGCTTTTCATAACCTTTCGACTTTTTTTTTATGCCGTAGCGGAGCCGGTGTGGATGGTATCTGGTTTCAGGAGCATGAAAAAGAAGGGCTTAGCCCATGTCAAGATTTTTGCGGGAAATACGCTCGCCCGAAGGGAAAGAGGAAGATTTTTCGCAAAACCGCCCCGCGGCTTGATCTTGCAGGGGCGTGCAGCCCGTAAATACCTTCGCTTCTGAAACCGGATACCATCCGCACCGGGTTCGTGAAGGCGGCTTATAAATGAGGAGAAAGGTTATGAAAAGTGCGGAAAATAACTGTGGCGAAGGGCGTAACGGATCAGCCCTTTGCCCGCACATCGAGCACAAAAAGCCTCGATTTGAAAAAAGATATTGAGTTTTAACCTTAAATATGGTGATACATATAAACTCAAGGTGATTAGTAGACGCCGAATTTCTCCTCTTTGCCGCAGAACGAACACCGCGCAATGAGGTTTTGCCCGTCGCCGTCTGTCCGGACTCCGAGTTCCGTCCGCTGCTCGGAACCCAGCAATTCGTATTTCTGTATCGAGATATACATTAAAAAAATAGCCGCAGAGAAAAGAAATCGGTTGGCAACAATATGTTTCATTTTTCGTTTTTATAATCTCAAACGCAAAATGAATTTCTTAATATTTTCCTATTTTCGGCAAATCAGCACAAAAACATTTTCCATTTTCCAACAGAAAGAGCTAAAAACATTTTTTCATTTTCGACAAAATACGTATCTTTGTGGAAAATAAAAGGCTTCAATTATGTCTGAGAAAATATTCAAACGCAAAATCTATGAGCAAATGCTCCGGTGGAAAAAGGAAAGTGATGGTCGAACAGCACTTCTGATAAAAGGAGCACGTCGAATCGGCAAATCAACCATTGCCGAAGAATTTGCCCGCAAAGAGTATGAAACCTACATCATCATCGATTTTTCGATAGCCGACGAGGCTGTAAAAGAACTTTTTACCCATATCTCGGACTTAAACTATTTCTTTCTGCGGCTTCAGTCCCTATTCAATGTATCGTTGCGTGAACGAAAATCGGTCGTCATCTTCGATGAAGTACAATTATTCTCTCCTGCACGACAGGCAATCAAGCATCTTGTAAAGGATCACCGATATGACTATATTGAAACGGGGTCACTCCTTTCCATCAAAAAAAATGTGAAAGGAATCGTGATACCGAGCGAAGAAACACGTATCGCAATGTATCCGCTGGACTACGAAGAGTTCCTATGGGCTATCGATAAACTCCAGACTTATGAGTTGCTCAGATACTCGTATCAAAATTTTAAGTCTTTGGGTGATGCCGTCAATCGTGATCTTATGCGCAATTTCCGTCTGTACATGCTCATCGGCGGTATGCCGCAGGCTGTAAATGCATATCTTGAATCGAATGATTTTTCAGCCATAGATGCGGTAAAACGAAATATCCTCGAACTGTATATCGATGATTTCCGTAAAATCGATCCGACAGGACGTGCTTCGCGTTTGTTTACCTCAATTCCGGCAGAACTCTCCCGCAATACGACACGTTATAAGGTAGGAAGCGTGATTGAGAATGCGACAGCCGCCCGGCTCAGTGAGTTGTTGATGGATATGGCAGATTCCATGACGGTAAACTTTGCCTATCATGCGAATGATCCCAGTGTAGGATTCTCTCTTCATGCTGATTACGACTATTTCAAGATGTTTCTTGCTGATACGGGATTGTTCGTTACGCTCGCTTTTATGGATCGCGACTATACGGAAAATGTGATATACCGGAAGCTCCTTTCCGATAAACTCAGTACAGATTTGGGGTATGTATACGAGAATGCAATCGCCCAAATGTTGAAGAGTGCAGGCAATGAACTTTTCTACTATACATTTAAGGAGGAGACAGTGAAAGACGAAGAAGAGAATAAAACTGTCCGCAGTTATGAAATAGATTTCCTGCTTTCGCGTAAAGACAAGATATGCCCTATCGAAGTTAAATCTTCCGGATATAACTCACACAAATCCCTCGATAAATTCCAGCAAAAGTTTTCGGCGAGAATCCTTCACAGGTATCTTCTCTATACCAAAGATCTAAAGAAAGACAAGGATATTTTTTGCTTGCCCGTATATATGACGGAATTATTATAAAGAATTATCAAAGCAAGGCAGTAAAGAAACAGGAGAAAGATAGGTTATGAGAGATACGATATTTATAAGTCATGCAACCCCGGCAGATAACGATTTTTCCATCTGGATTGCTTCCCGATTGGAGATGTTAGGATATAAGGTTTGGATAGATAAAGAAGGGTTACTGGGTGGAGAGCGTTTTTGGGCAACCATTCAAAAAGCCCTGGATCGTTCGATAAAAGTTTTGTTCGTTTATTCAAAAAATATTGTAACGACAGAAGGTATACTTCGGCAAGGAATTGAAAATGAGTTGGAATACGCAAAGAGTATTGCTGCACAAGATGGATTGCAGGATTTTATCATACCATTACATATCGACAATTCCAGCTATCATTTAGTAATAGGACAACCTAATATTAACCATATTCCATTTAATAATAATTGGGCTGATGGATTAAAGCAACTGCTAAAAAAACTGGAGAAAGACAATGTTCCTTCTAATTTCGGCAATCAGAAGTCTTCATTTTCAGAATGGTATGAAAATGAGTATATTTCTAACTGCTCAATTATACCCCACGAAGAGCGATATTATACTTCATGGTGGTCGATAGCTGAAATGCCGAATAGGTTCTATATGTATCAATTTGCCAATACCGCTCAAGCTAAAGCCATCAGAGACCTGAATAAAGAAATTCCGATTAGTTTATTATCCAATTGTATTTCTTCGTTTGATGGAAATTTGAATTTTTCCGTTCAAAGAGATAATGAAATGATTGAAGTTAGGCCAGAACACACGTTTGCATTTTCTCTAACAGATATTTTAGATGGGTTCATGTCTGAGAAGTTTCCTCAACATAGAGATGTCGAGAATCATTTCAAGAGGCTGATGTATTGTGTAATTGCCAATCTATTCAGACGTGCTGGCTTATGGAAGCATGAAATGTCGAATAAGAGATTTGCTTATTTTCTCCCGAAATATGATAAAATTACGAAAGTAAAATTTATCTATCCTGAAAGTACAAGGAAAAAGGCAAAAGCTCTATTAGGAGAAATGCGAGGAGTGGGATTTTGGCATTATGGAGTCTCTATTCAACCGACACTATGCCCGTTTATTGGGTTTTCTCTTAAATCACATATTCTGTTTACATCGGACGGCGCTCAATTGATAGATGATGAAAAAAAGCAGCACTCTTTCAGAAGGAAAAAAGGAAAGTACCTTTTTAATAAAGAATGGAGAGATTTATTGCTCGCATTTATTCAGCGTCTAAAAAATAAAGAGGGAGAAATAAGCATTCAGGTAACGACGCCGGGAAAGCAAGTCAAGCTGAAAGAATGGCCGGAAATGCTTATAAGTGAAATAGGATACATAGATCCAGACACCGAAATGAGCATTGATAAAATAGAAGATTATTACGAAGATTTAACGGCAGAGGAAACAAATGATTGAACCTACTCTCAAATACATCAGTGAGCCATCATTGACATTCGGTAGTGGCCAAACAGCAATTGACCCCCGGGATGGTTTAATGCTTTTTGGTCCCTTTGATCATAAAAGGATTAAAGGTGTTAGAAATATCGGTATCATCGGTTCGGCTAACTTAAGGAGAAAAATGATTGATTATCTGAAAAGGATACATGGTCCTATTGTTAATGGGGATTTATCCATTGCCCGACCAAATTTCCCGGGATTAGAATCTACCTTCGGCATATCGATCAATTTTGATAACATTATTCAACTTGATATTAAGCAAAAGGATATTGATGAATACCTAAAATACACGGATTCTCATCAACGAGTTCATAATTTAGTGAATCTATATGTCCAGCCGTTAATACGGTATACCGAGCATGAAGAGATGCCTGTGGATGTTTGGTTTGTCGTAATACCAGAGGATATTTATAAATTCGGCAGACCAAATTCGAAAATTCCGAAATCGGAAGATAATATTAACATTGGGCTTAAGAAAAATGAACGGAATTCGACCCAATTGGATATGTTTTTCCAAGAGGAAAAAGATACCCTTCGAGAAGCGTATGAGTTTGAAGTCAATTTTCACAATCAGCTAAAAGCCAAAATATTATCTGCAAAAATCGTCACTCAGATAATTCGGGAAAGTAAAATAGCCTATGAGAATCTGTTAACCGATAAGCAAATTGAGGAAGAAAAAAAATTTGATACAGCTAAAGCATGGAACATATCTAATACCCTCTATTATAAATTAGGAGGTCTTCCGTGGAAACTTGGAGAGATTAGAGATGGAGTTTGTTATTTGGGATTAGTATATAAGAAAACAGAAAGCGATACAAAGAACAAAAATGCTTGTTGTGCAGCTCAGATGTTTCTTGATTCAGGCGATGGAATGGTTTTTAGAGGGAATGTGGGGCCATGGTGGAATCCTACTACCGGAGAATTTCATCTTTCACAGCAAGATGCTTTTGAGGTAGTCTCTCAATCTTTAGAAGCATACTATAGTCGCTTTGCATGTTATCCCAATGAAATTTTCATTCATGCAAAAACATTTTTTGATGATCCTGAATGGGCTGGGTTTGAAGAAGCTGTCGAGGGAAAATCCAGAATCATCGGAGTGAGAATACGGGAGAATAGTGCTTTTAAGCTATATCGGCAATATTCGTATTGCGTTCCCCGAGGAATGATGTTGCAATACGATGATCGAAAAGCCTTCCTTTGGACAAAGGGGTTTATTCCCCGATTCAAAACTCAAATTGGATTGGAAATCCCTAATCCCATTGATGTAGCCGTAACCAGAGGAGAAGCTGATATTGAAGTCGTTTGTAAAGACATATTAAGTTTGACAAAACTAAACTATAATGCTTGTATATATGGGGATGGCGTTCCTGTCACATTGAAGTTCGCTGATTCTATCGGCGAAATCCTCACCGCTGGAAAAGATATCAAAACAGGAGTATTGCCGTTCAAACATTATATTTAGTATTAGCTTTTTTGCGCGAACCGGATGAAGAACAACAAAAAATGCACAATATTTATCTGAAGTGAGTATTTACGACAATACCCTAAATGAGCTTGTCTGATTTATTATAACTGATTAAACAGTAACGGGAATAACCTTGATAGCTATTCCCGTTATTTCTTACTCATCTTCCAACTTCTCCATCATATGTTGGCAGTAATTACAATAGCCACCATTATCAAGAGCTTCAAGCATTTCGCACCAAGGAATATCACATGCACAACGTTCACAACTCTCAACGGTATTTGTGTCTATCATATAGTCAAATACTTTTCTTTGTTTAGGAGACAGAGCATCATATCCTTTGTCTATCACTAATTTTGTAATGCCTGATTGCATTAAATCCAATCTGCCTGATTCAATGAGTTGTTCTAAGTACCCGTTAAAATCTTCTTCATTAAAACGTATGCTATCCATAATTCTGATTATTTAGTGTTATACCGCAAAATTAGAATAAGTTTTTCATCTGAGCAATAGAATAAATGCTTTAATAATGCTACTATAAATCATTTAGTTATAAGCCCAAAGTTTTCAGATATAAAATAAGGAAAATTTGTAAATATGAACAAGACAATTATTTCAATTGAAGTACAAGATCACGGTAGTAAAGAAGCCACTATCATTGTCAGAGGAGAACGGAACAATCAGATTATGTTTGAAGAGCAATTCGAGTATAAGGACGAAGAAAAGCATTCTTTGCGCTTACACTTACTTTCAAAAAGGTTTCATCGCAAGTTTCCTCAATTAGGTGATAGCTTAGGCATTCTTTGTATCCGTAAACTTTTCAATGATATAACGATACGGAGTAAAATGAAAGTCAATCCCGATTATAGAATAATTGATAAATAAGACGTTATGGAAACAAAAAACTTACACTTGAAATTGCAGAAAATAGGCTAATAGAAATAGCTCGATCCGGAACATCTCGCTGCCGTAAGCATCCTCTCCGGCCAGCCCCATGCCGATCCGCAAACGGTCGTTGAAACGGCCGGACGATACGATATACCAATCATAAGCACGGCATAATAGTTCGATGTCGCAGTCGTCGGTGCAGAGAAAGTAAAAGTTACTCTCCTCGTCCCGGACTAAAAGGAACTCGCCGCCGACCTGCATCATATCCTTTTCGATGTCGAAATAGTTCCCGAGCGGCATCGGGTAATCGGCATCTGCTATCTCGCCGGGTACTCCGAAGCTGAAATTGGTAATCATAGAGCGATGTTTATGTTGTCATTGTTAAAGTTTTCAACGGTTTGCATCATCAAATTAACAAGCTAAGATTTGGCACTGAATTGTTAGTATTCCTAAATAAAAGCAGTTAAGGTTCAATTCGCAGGGTGATAGTCCCGTTTTTAGCTTCACTCAGGAATGTATCGTATAATTGCCGCCATTGCATACAATGTTCTTGAAAGATAGCATTACGCTGGCTTTCAGTCATACCGGATTCGTTCATAAACGTAGTGTAGCACACATATACGGTATCTACTTTATCCTTATGCCTGTCACCGTCCTCACTTATCATACCCTCTGCTTTCATGTAGGTAAAACAGATCCCGTCCCTGATACGAAAGGCATACTTTCCATATTCTCCGTATTTTTCATGGTTGCGGTTGATGCCCTCATTTTGCTGGAGGGGCATGACGGTAGTATTCCGGGAAAAATATCTTACAGCTACTTCATTAGCACTCAGCGATTCGTCTTTTAAGAAACGCTCCCTGTATCGTTGAAAAAAATGGGATGTATAGGCACTGATTTGCCTGACGCCTACCATTTTGCTATCCGGGGTGTGCTTATACCCGCTTGCACCCCATTGAACGACAAACCGATGTTTGTCTGCATAAACAATACAGAAAGAGCCGACTTCGGGATATTCTGCACGGGTCCTGGTTTCTGCATAAAAATAAATGATATACTGATTGTTGGTTGCCGGAATCTTATATTCATAAAGTTCCCACGCAGGAAAACGGCTTGTTTTACGAAATGCTTTAATCGCTTTGGGCCGTAGGTATTCTTGCTTGATGTCTACTTTGTATTTGTCAGCGGCGAGATGGTCGTACATCTCCCTATATGTCATCGAAGTCAGAAGCATAATCAAATATAACTGTTTCAGCCACTCAAATTTCGCATATTTTCCTCGCTTTTACAAATTCAAAGCGGCGACGCCAACCGTGGCATATAGCGACGTCAACCCTTACATCTGCGTCGGCAAAAGGCTCGGACGTGTATTCCATAAAGTATTTTTGGGTTCCGGGAAAGCTAAACATTGTAATTATGGAGATGATAATGATCGAAAAACGGGTCTATGACTCTATGGTGGCCAAACTCGAAACGCTGGCCGGAAGGATCGAGGCTCTGAATGCAAAACAGCAAAAACGCTTAGGACGTTGGCTCGACAATGAGGAGGTCTGCGAGATGCTGTGCATCGCCAAAAGGACGCTTCAGGCATATCGTGAAAAACGGCTCATTCCCTACACGCAAGTCGGACATAAAATCTACTATAAGCCGCAAGACGTAGAGGCATTGTTGAAACAATCGAAAAAGTAAACGAAGAAATAAACTATGAGAAATAATATTGTGCAGGGCTCGGACAGTAGCGAGACCGAAGTGTTCGACCTGATAAAGCGTATCGAAAAGGGGCTGGAAAAATTCGGTACGAACCATCGCCTGATTCTGGGCGGCGAGTCGTATCTGACGGACAAGGAAATTTCGGAGCGGCTGAAAGTCCACCGCCGGACGTTGCAGGAATACCGCAGCTCGGGGAAACTCCCTTATTACATGATATGCGGGAAAGTGCTGTACCGGGAGTCGGAGATCGAAAAGTTACTCCGGGATTCGTATAACGGAACGGATGATAAGGCGTTGCTGTAACACCGGAACGAGAAGAAGGGCTGTCTGACAAATTCCCGAGATTGAAGATCGCCCCTGTCAGGATGAATTCCGACAGGGGCGAAAACGTTAGAATCAAGGTGGTTAGACAGATTTTTTCTTTCCGAGGTCAGTTCACTACCGTCCGTTCCTCCTGCGAGACCTTCAGCACGACCATCCGGGAATGGGGGCGGCGGATCAGCCACCGCCGGAACGCCGCGCTCTGGGGCGTGTCCACCCGAAAGGCCAACGCCGAGATCATTTCCAGATTATACAGTTCTGCATGTGCCGTCGGAAGATTCGAGGTTTCCGACATACGCAGTGCGCCGTGCTTGTAGATCGCCCGTATATTGCTCGTAATCGCCGGGACGAACACCTCGAACATACGGGCAATCTCGGATGGGGTCAGCCACACATCGCCGTCGGCACCGGGGGTTACGGTTACGGTATTGTACTCGATCGTTATCGTTCCTGTCGCTTTTTCTCCTGTCGTTGCCATATTGTTTGGATATTATTAGTTGGATAATTATACGAATATTTTTCTTTTCCGTCAAGCGAACGCCGCTTTTTCTCTGTCGGACCGGGCCCGTTTCTTTTTCATAACGCTCACATCCTCTTCGCATAAGACTATTTTCCGGTCTTTCGTCCTCATTTTAAGCCCTTTCATATCTTCACCCACCTTTTTGTCGGTCACTTTGGCGTAAATCTGAGTCGTGGTGATGCTCTTGTGTCCCATCATACGGCTCACGGTTTCGATAGGCACGCCCATCGAGAGGGTAATATGTGTCCCGAAATTATGCCGGGCCTTATGGAAGGTCATATCGAAACCATATGCTTGTCCCAGTTTTCGCGTAAGTATGATAAGATGCTTCCGGCTGTAAAGGTTGAAAATCTTGTCGCTTCGACGTTCAGACCGGTATTTCTCGATGATCCGCAACGGAACCTCCAGCAACCGGACTGCCGAGGGCGTATCTGTTTTTTTGCGCCGTATATGAAGCCACCACGTTCCGTCAGCGGCCTGCGTGATGTCCTTATCCGAGAGCCGGTTCAGGTCGGAGTAGGACAAGCCCGTGAAGGTGGAGAAGAGGAACCAGTCCCGCACCCGCTGAAGATTGGGTTTGTCGATGGGCGTTTCCATCAGCTTTTTGAGGTCTTCGAGTTTGAGGTGGCGGCTCTTGCGTTCGGGCAGCTCCGGGTGCAGCCTGCCGTAAGGGTCGCGGCGGAGCGTACCTTGGCTGACAGCCCGTTTGGTCATTTTCTTCAGGCGGTACAGGTGTTCGTGCACCGTCTTTTGCATCATATCGCACTCCGTTCGCAGAAAGAGGTCGAAGTCGTCGTAGAACGTTTTGTCGAGACTTCGGAGCGTGACGTCTTCCTGCCCGCATTTCTGTTGTACGAACGCAGCCAAGTGGTTGTAGGAGTTTTCGTAGCTGGCATAGGTCTCTTTCGTCCGATCTACGCCGACCCGTTTGTAAAACTCTGCATTGTGTTCCCGGAACAGGGCCAGCAGCGTGAGCGGCTTCTGTCCGACGCCTTTTACGGCGTTCTTCACCAGTTCCGCCGTGACGAAGCCGAGGTCGTTGCGAATCCTCCGATAGTGGGCCCCGATCTGTTCGGTCAGCAGGTCGATGGCCCGGTTTACCTTGCGGGCATTGGCACTCCGGCCGTCCGCGCGTCCTGTTTCCGGATTCCACAGCGACGGTTCGATGGCGGTTTTGATACCTATATGAGCCGATTCGGCGTCGATGCTGACTTTGCACAAGAGCTGGCAGGTGCCGTCCTTGCGGACTTTAGTTCGATTGATATAGAACAGTACGGCAAACGTACTGCGGCGTTTTATCTCCTTATTGTTCGTTTCCATGATGATTCGGATTTGAAAAAGGTGATTACAGAGCTATCGAAAACCGCTCGGCGAGCTTCTTGTCGAGGTTTTGCGTATCCGCGCCGATTTTGTCATCGGTTACTTTGGCATAAATCTGTGTCGTGTCGATACGTGTGTGGCCCAGCATCTTACTGACCGTTTCCAGCGGAACGCCCTGCGAAAGCGTGATTTCGGTGGCGTAGGTATGCCGTAAGCAGTGGAAAGTGATAGGCTACGCAAGGAAAAGCAGACAGAAGAAGATTAAACGTAAACCGTTTGAAATGAGCATTGTTTCAGTATTTTGCCAAATTGAGAAAATGCAAATGACAACGTAATATAGAGGTTGTTCAGTTACCAGACCGTTAGCCGGGCAGTTACTGGAACGGGAACAGGTAACGGAATGCAATGAAAAGAAATCCTCACCGTTTTCTTTGCACTCGTACTCTACATTTTGCTTATCAAGGAACGCTTATATGGCAAGTAACTTTGCACCTAAAAATATAAGCGTATGAAAGTAGAAAAATTCAAGGTGCTGCTCTACCTCAAAAAGAGCGGACTGGGCAAGTCGGGCAAAGCCCCGATAATGGGAAGAATTACAGTGAACCGCACGATGGCACAGTTCGGATGCAAGTTGTCCTGCACTCCCGAATTGTGGAATCCCCGTGAAAGCCGTCTGAACGGAAAGAGCCGCGAGGCGGTGGAGACTAATGCCAAGATTGACAAGTTGCTACTGGCGGTAAACATGGCATTCGACAATCTTGTGGAACGCAAAATTGATTTCGATGCCACCGATGTGAAAGACCTTTTTCAAGGCAGCAAGGAAACGCAGATGACCCTTATGAAAATGACCGATGTTGTCTGTGATGACATCAAGGCACGTATCGGTATTGACCGTGCCAAAAGTACTTATCCCGGCTATCACTATATGCGGCTGGCTCTCGGAGAGTTCATCAAGCATCAGTACAAGGTCAAGGATTTGGCTTTCGGGCAACTGACGGAACAGTTCATCCACGACTATCAGACATTTGTCACGGAAGATAAAGGACAGGCAATCGATACTGCCAGACATTATCTTGCCATACTTAAGAAGATTTGCCGTATAGCTTATAAAGAGGGACATGCCGATAAAATCCACTTCCAACATTTCACCCTGCCGAGGAAAACGGAAACGATTCCACGGGCATTGAGCCGTGAATCGTTCGAGAAAATCCGTGACGTGGAAATACCTGCATACCGCAAATCCCATATGCTGGCAAGGGATATGTTTCTCTTCGGATGTTACACAGGTGTATCTTATGCGGATGTCGTTTCGATTACCCATGCTAATTTGCAGACAGACGGGGACGGGGCATTATGGTTGAAATACCGCAGAAAGAAAAACGAACTCCGTGCCAGTGTAAAACTATTGCCCGAAGCAATTGCGCTTATCAATAAGTATAGCAGTGAGGACAGAGAAACTTTGTTCCCTTTACTTCGCTGGCCCAATCTTAGAAGGCACATGAAAGCGTTGGCGGCACTGGCAGGCATCAAGGATGACCTGTGCTACCATCAGGCGAGGCATAGTTTCGCCTCGCTGATTACGCTCGAAGCTGGTGTGCCGATTGAGACCATCAGTAGGATGTTGGGGCATTCCGATATTTCCACCACTCAGGTGTACGCCCGTGTCAGTCAGAAAAAACTCTTTGAGGACATGGACAGGTTCATCAAAGCTACCGAGGATTTCAAACTTACCCTTTAATACAGCAAACGATATGCGAAGTACATTTTCACTATTACCCTATATCAACCGCAGCAAGGCAAAGGCTGACGGTACGACCGCCGTTCTCTGCCGCATAACCATTGACGGGAAACAGACTGTCATAAGCACAAGTATCTATTGCCGTCCCGAAGATTGGAATGGCAAGAAGAACGAGATAAAGTCCACAAGGGAAAACAACCGCTTGCAGGAATATCTCCGGATCATTTCAGAAGCATACGAAGAAATACTGAAATCGCAAGGTGTAGTCAGTGCAGAGATGTTGAAGAGCCACATCACCCAAAACAACATTCATCCGACTACCCTCCTGCAAATGGGAGAATGGGAACGGGAGCGGTTAAAGAAACACTCCGAGGAAATAGATTCAACCTCCTCCTATCGAAGTTCAATGTATTACCAGAAGTACCTGACAGACTATATTGTGTCATCGGGTAAAAAGGACATCTATTTTGAAGAAGTTACAGAGGACTTCGGCAAATCTTATAAGGCATATCTGAAAAGATGCAAGAACTTCGGGGCATCTCAGACCAACCATTGTCTGCGATGGTTGAACCGCCTGTTGTATCTGGCAGTCGATAAGGAGATAATCCGAGTGAATCCCTGCGAGGAGTTGGAATATGAAACCAAACCGGAGGCAAAGCACAGATACATCAGCCGAGATGAGTTCAAGAAGATACTTTCCACCCCGATGTATGACAACAGGCTGGAGTTGGCGAGACGGGCTTTCATATTCTCCTGCCTGACGGGATTGGCGTATGTGGATATACAGTTGTTGCATCCCCACCACATCGGGATGAATGCGGAGGGCAGACGGTATATCCGTATCAACCGCAAGAAGACAAAGGTGGAAGCGTTCATACCCCTGCATCCCATAGCGGAACAGATATTGTCGCTGTACAACACGGTCAATGACGAACAGCCCGTATTTCCGCTTCCTAACCGTGACGCCTTGTGGTTTGAAATTCATGAGTTAGGTGTAATCATAGGCAAAGAGGATAACTTGTCCTACCACCAAAGCCGACATAGTTTCGGAACTTTCCTTATTTCAGCGGATATACCGATAGAGAGTATCGCCAAGATGATGGGGCACTCCAATATTCGGACGACACAGGGATATGCACGTATAACCGATGACAAAATCTCAAAGGATATGGACAAACTGATGGAACGCCGGAAGAAACAATCTACCGGCGAAAAGACAAACAAAAGTAACTAAACAATGTCAATGCAATATATTATGGATAGAGGTATAATCACAATCAGTGAAGCGGGTATGGTCACTATTCCGACCGCACCCGTATGGATGACACAATTCGAAATCGCCGACCTGTTTGGAGTATTCTCTTGTGACATCCGTAAAGCGATTCATGCTATATATAGGAATAAGGAGTTAAACGAATGTGATACGATAAAATATATCAAGCAACCAGATGGTATCAGTTATGATGTTTATAATCTTGAAATGGTTATAGCCATTGCATTCAGGATATGCAGTAGAGAAAGTATCTTGTTCAGACGGTTTATGATAAATGAAATCTACGCCACCAAGAAAGAGAACTCAATAACATTGTTTGTATCTTGTGGCAGAGGAAGCAACCTATGGTATAGTTGAGGTTCATCCCATCAGTCACCTGTTCCCGATGCTCGGATGCAAAGGTAGCGCATGGCACTGATGGCAGTGGCAAGGTCAGGCGGCAAAGCCGTTTCTGGCAGAATCTTCCTCCTGCGGAGCGTATTCAGCCCGAAAACCTTGCCTCTGCCGACCATACGCTCGAAAGGCATCCGGCAACGGAAACAAGCGACTGACGGGAAATCGGAAGACAAAGAAAAGGAACGGCTAACAGACGAAGCGGAATCTTGATGCTTCATCCGTAAACCGTTCCTTTTTCTTTTTGCTGTCAAGTCCATTACTACCGCAAATTATAGGGCAGACGGCAAACTGCACTCTTTCAAGAAAATCAGATTGCCTTCTGTCGGTAGGCGGAGCGGTAGCCGTCAGCTAGCATCTTCTCTATGTCGGATTCACGGTAGAGGATTTTGCCACCTAATTGGATATAGGCTATCCGTCCTTCGTTGCGGTAGTCTTGAAGTGTTCTTCGACTTACCTTCAACTGTGCTGAAACCTCCTTGTCGGTAAAGAAACGTTCTCCGCCCAATGTCGGGCGGTAGTTGGCGGTCAGGCGCTCGTAGTTGTCCAGCAGACGGTCAAGGCTGCCCATGAAGTGGATTATCCACTCGTTGTCTTTGTTAATCAATTCGTTCATGTTACTTTGAATTTAGTGGGTATTGTTATTATACTTTATTTATTGCACTGAGATTATATCGTCCGTCCTTTGAATCTCGCTTCTTTTCGTCTATCCTCCACAACGGAAACGATACGCTGCACATCTTCGGGACGGTAATACGTCTTATGGTTTATTTGTGAGTAGGCAAGCGTACCGTTGTCCCGCAGAGTCTGTAACGTGCGAGGACTGATGTTCAGCATCCGGCACACGTCCTGATTGTCCATCCACTCACTTATTCTCTTTTCGCCGTGCCGTTGGCAGATTGCTTCCATACGGTGGACGAAGCGGTCGAACTTGGCGACCATCGCCTCAAAGGTCTTTCTTTCGATAGATACGATTTCCATATACATTCTTCTTTGCTGTTATTGTTTCTTTTGCCGCAAAGGAATATATAATCAGTTATCCGACAATGGATTTTCTAAAAGTGGAAGCATGTGGCACCGGTATGGCATAGGTTGTCCGGGGTGCTGTTTATCGTTATCATCTTAATTGGGGATTTTAGCAAGAATGCCAAGAACAAAATAAGGGCTTAATTCAAATTTACCCGTAAATACATCTTTGTTCTTCCTGTGATTCATATCCGGCAAATCGAAGAAGTCTGCACCATTGTTCATACCGCCATAAGGCAAAACTACACAAAATTGCCTAACAGAATCCAAGTCCTTGACTGACTGAACTAAAGCCTCTTACTTTGCTCCCGACAAACGGTCAACTATGCGCATACAGACCAACAAGTATTCACTTTAACAAGAAACAACAATGAGCAAGAAATTCAAAAACATTGAGAACGATGAAGCGTTCAAGAACTTCAAGTTGGAAGACTATATGCCTTCCATGCCCAAACACGAACCGGAAGAGAGTTCTTCCGTAACAGAACAAGAACCTGTTGTGGAAGCGGGCAATCTCTTTCCTGTATTGGACGAGCCGGAAACAAGCGAGGGATCAGACAACGAGACAAAGAGAATAGAGGCGGATAACGTTAGCGTGGAACGGACAATCGCCAGACGTATCAGCAGCAAACAGCGCAGACTGTCATTGGACGAATACCGTGCCACCTTTCTGCGGGTACCCAAGATTGCCGACCGCAAGCCCGTGTTCGTCAGTGGGGAGGTCCGTGATAGGCTGGACGAAATCGTGCGCCGCCTCGGTGGACGTGGCATGAGTGTATCAGGGCTTATCGAGAACCTCGCCCGTCAGCACATGGAAGCCTACAGAGAATACATCGAGCAATGGCGTAAATTGTAGGAATTAAGACGAGACTAACCGGGTACTTTTAGGGCATCTTTCAGAGTTGCTCTAAATCACTTGTAACGATGTTTGGAGGGGCAAGTTTATGTTTCGGGCAGACCGAAACCACTTGCCCCGCTCCAAACATCGCAGGGAAGGCACATCCCGTTGGTCTATCTACTGTATAACTACTATAATCAGTAATCAAATCAAGAAACAGAAAATCATGGACAACGAAAAAAGGAAGAATAATGTAAAAGGCAACAGACGGGAGCGAGCCAACAAGGGAGGCTGTCCCGTCAAAGGAGCCACCGAGAAACTGAAATACCGTGTTACGGTGAAAATGGCAACAGAGGACTACTACCTATTGAAATCCAAAGCAAAGTCAGCAGGTGTTTCTGCCAGTGAATTCATTCGTGGTTGCATTACAGAAGGCAGTGTGAAAGAACGGCTATCGAAAGAGCATGGCGAACTTATCCGCAAACTCTGCGGTATGGCGAACAATCTGAATCAACTGGCACGAAAGGCGAATGCGGAAGGGTACACCTCCGTGTTTATTCCCTGCCGCACACTGATGATAGAGATAGACAATCTTGTAAACCGAATACGCCTATGATAGCAAAAATCATGAAAGGCTCGGACTTCAAGGGTGTGGTTTACTACATCCTGAATGATGAGAAGGGTACTCAAATCATAGATGCGGACGGTTTATTTCTGGAAAATAACGACACGATAGCGCAAGGATTTATCGGGCAAGCACAGATGAATCCGAGGGTAACAAAGGTTGTCGGGCATATCGCATTGAGTTTTTCTAAGGAAGATGCGCCACGACTGAACAACGTAGTCATGGCGCAGATTGCCCGTGAGTATATGGAACGGATGGGTATCAAGAACACACAGTACATCATCGGGCGGCACTTTGACAAGGAGCATCCGCATGTGCATATTGCGTTCAACCGCATCGACAATAATGGCAAGACCATATCCGACAGGAACGACCGCTTCCGCAGCGAGCGTATCTGTAAGGAACTTACCAAGATGTACGGGCTTCATTTTGCTAATGGCAAGGAGCAGGTGAAGATAGACCGATTGCGTGAACCTGACAAGACGAGGTATGAGTTATACCAAATCCTTAAAACGGAGGTTGGCAGATGCGGCAACTGGAACGTGCTTGTCAATAACTTAAAACGACAGGACGTAGAAGTCAACTTCAAGCACAAGGGGCAGACTGATGAGATACAAGGTATCATCTTTACGATGAACGGTTACCGTTTCAACGGTTCCAAAGTGGACAGGCTATTCAGCTATTCCAAGATAGACGCTGCATTAAGGCGTAACAGCTACGAGGAACGGCAGGAACAATCCAATCAACAGCAGGCTTATCAGAAGGATGCAAGCCCAGTTTCAGATAATGGCGGTAACCTTATCATCGGTTCGTTAGGTTTGTTTTCGCCGAACAATATGCCAGAAGAACAGCAGCCTTACGACCCGTATCTGAGAAACAAGAAAAAGAAGAAACAACGTAAAATCAACAGGTAATCATGGCAGACAGCAACAATGTATTCATTCTATTCGAAGAAATCAAAACAGCCTTGAATGGCATCAAAAGTAAATTGGAAGAGTTGCCCAATGTGGCAAGCCAACAACACCGAATCGGAAATGACAAGTTGGATTTATCCCCAATTAAAGAGACGGTAACGGAAACGGCAAAAGCCCAATCTGAAGAGATTAAAGGATTATTGGAGAAACAATGGAAGGCATTCTCGCAACTTTCCACCTTGACCCTGCATCAACTTGATGCTATCAAGAAATCGCAGGAAGAACAAGGGGAGCAACAAGAGTTGCAACCGCAGGAGCATATCCACAGGCACAGTTTCGACATAAAGTCAAGCAAGGTCTTTTCCTTTGTTGTGGGGCTGAGTATGGTATGCGCTTTCTCCTTGTGGGGCAATATCGTACAATGGCAGTCCAAGCGGCAGTATGCCGATGATGCGTTGAAATTCCGTGCCATCCGCTCTTGGGGTGGATGCAATGCCAATGATGTGCTTTGGCTGAACAAAGTGTTCAACATTCATCGGGACGAGAAAGCCATCGAGTGGGTACGGAAACAGGCAGATGGATATGAAGCATCCCTGAAAGTCGTTTCCGACAGCATCATGCAGGAAAGGATTAGATAAATTCACAATTAGCCGCAAGCATTTCTACGATTAAAACACTTTAGGATAACTGCTTGCGGCTAATATTGTACTATTAGTCAAAAAGAGAACTTTCTTCTTGATACCTCATAACTATCTTAAAACAACATTCCATTGTTTTGATTCCTATGTTGGGATATGAGATGAGTGAAATCATGGATTTTAGGTCATCATCTCGAAGTGCGTTATTTATAGTTTCAATTTGCCGTTTCTGCCTAATTTTAGTAACTTTTTTTAGGTTGTTGTATGGAATGGAGAACCATTTTTCCTTAAATGTTTCAAACAAATCATCTGAAGCCATTGGGTCGTATTCGTAAATCTCAACAGGAATATTGCATTGCGACAGATAACTTACCATGAGTGTTCGGACGGTGTCTTTGTCAAGTCCACCGTTATGTGTTCCCAACATAGGGAATGCAACGGATGTAATGCCACGTTCCTCGTATGTGTCAACAAACTTTTTTAGTCCTTGCTCCAGATACTCGATTTTGCTTGGATATTTCCAATGGAATTTTGTTGGAAAATTCAACACCCACGGGTCGGTTTCATCACCTTTATAAAGCCACAGTTTGCCTATACCGATAAGATGCCGCTTGCAATAATCGTGGTAAATATCAAACATCTGCGGATAACGCAGTTTGTAAACCAGCGCAATGCCTTTCCCCATCACGCCCACGCAATTGACCGTGTTGACAACGGTCTGTGCTTTCGTATTGAAGATGTTTCCTCTTACTATCGTTATGTTGTTCATGTCGTTTATACTAAATGTTTTGATATACGAGCCATTCTTTTGTCCTTGCTTTCGGGTCAACGAAAGAGATATTGAACGGGATGTCAGTCTTCTTCCATGCTATAGTACCCTTTAAGCGTAGTTCGTTTATTGTGTCATGAATAACTTCGCAAGCAGACAAATCGAACTCCACTTCAGACATTTTCTCGCCTGTGATGTTGAAATAGTATTCATCCTCAAAGTCGGTTGACAGACGAACGTTGTCTTCTGATGACGAAAGATTAAGTCTGCGGTTTTCTCTCTCAAAAAGACTTTCATCGCCGTATAACATAATCTTCTCAGAAATAGGATCATCGACAAAGATTTGTTTCAACAACTCTGCATAAGCCCTGTCGTAGCAAATGATTTGGAGAGATTTAATTTCGCTAAAGTCAAATTCCGACATAATAAGAAATTCTTGTTGAGAGTATTTCATGACCTTGCTCATCTCATTCAAATGTACCTCACGATTATATTTGCCAGAGCCCTTTGCTGTTATATATGCATCTTGCATTGTACTATAAAGATATTCAAGCCCTAACGATTCTGGTCTATCAATAATTTTATATACGTTTGGATTGTCCGACTGCATATTTCTATCGCTATAATAACATTTCTCAGGAATCTTTGCCAAGACCTCATCCATGTCGAACTTGAAGAATACGGGCACCGGACACTTCGGTAGTCCTAATCCGACAGCTTTAGGATATTTGCTTTTCCATTCGCGTGTTGATTCCCATTCTCCATACCAATTTTTATACCATTTAGTTCTCCATTCTCCTAATTTTGAATCAGCCCCTAAAGCTTCGTTGTAATATTGTGTAGGTGTGCAAGGACGGAAATAGAAACGGGCAAACTTGTGTGCCTTGTTACTACGAAATACGACAGAACCTGCAGAGTCATATTTTAATAACCCCAATTCCTTAGCACGGTCTCTACTAAGAATTTTTCGGCTACGGATGACATCTATTGCATTGTAAAAATGTGTAAAGTGGTAGATGCACGGATTACTGCGATAATCCTTAATTCTGTCGGTAAATGCAACAATACTGCGATGGTTGGCAAAGATGTTTTCAAAATCAGGAATGTCTTCTTGAACTTTTATATTCCGCATCAATTCTGACCAGAACCATTTGTCCTCGTACTTGCGAACCAGTTCCTCTGTAAACTTTATTTTCTGAGACTGAGAAACAAATCTCCAATTGAGCTGGTTGGCAAATTCCTGCAACATTCCAGTCGTAACATCCAAACCAAGACGTTCATTGAAGTCATCCCATGAAATAGCATCCTTATATTTCTTCAAGAAATCAACTGTTGCGACAGAAAGGAGAGCGGGGCAACGATTGACAAATATATTCCAGTTAATTTTATCCTTGAATGTATCAATGACATCACCAGTAAGTTTCTTGTTTTCAGAAACTGAATTCCAGTCTATTTTATAGTCATGCTCGGCAAGATAAGTCAACAAATCAACAGACGGCACAAATATGTCGAGAGTTGACAGGTAATGCCAATCCCAATCTTTTTCCTTGTGACTGAGAACTACATCAAACGGCAAACCTTCACGATGTGCAAGGAAATGCCAATTCCAAGGTTTGTCTTCGTGCTTGTCGATATATTCAAACGAAAAGTTTATGCTTTCGTTCTGCACCAAAGCATTCCAATCCCATTGCTTTTTCTTGTCGTATCGTTCAATTACTTTTTCTGTTAGCTCAATGTCCGTGCGATGTGACAACTTGCCAAAATCCAACGAGTCGGCAAACAAGTTAAAGTAATAGTTTCTGCCTTCCTGAGTTGAAATCCATGTTGCGTGTTCAGATATGTATTCCCAATCCCATTCTTTTTTCTGTAAAAACAGTTTCGGTAGTTTCAAGATGTTTGGCAGTTTTGTCAGTTTGTTGAAATCCCACTGATAACTGTCATTGTTCAGCATGTCTTCGTATATGCGTAACCACAAACTTTGTGTTTTGTTTGCACCAGTCTTTGAGAACAGCCTGTTTGCTGCGGCAGATGCCGAGAACTCAGCCCATCGCACATTCTCTGTATGTTGCTCAACATATTCCTTTGCAGGAAAATCAGTCAGCTCATACATGTGAGCATAATCCCAGCAGTATTGTTCGCCGCTGTATTCCTCTACGAGCGAAATGAGTTCGATTGCAGGAAACTTGCAGGTTATTATAGGCCAGATTTCTTCCGTCAAGTTCTGTCCAGAAATTACCTCGGCATAGGTTTCCAGAAACTTGTCAGCCAACAATTCTTTACCAGTAATACGATTGGCAAAAACAGTATGATTCCATTTGTCAGCATACTTGTTTATATTAGATTGAATGTCTGCAACAGGCAGATTTGCTGTTAGATATTCCCAATCCAGCATTTCATGCCATGGCACGTCATTCAATGTTGCCAAATCAACAGATTGACAAATACTTTCCGTGAACAGAGTTTTGTTCCATCTTTCTGAGTAGCTGTCAAGGATGGTTTCTGTAGAAAGATTTGCAATCAGTCGTTTCTGTATATCCAACGATGTAGCCAGCAATTGACCGACCATTGCTTTTGCCGACAACGAAAGGAACAATTCTTCCAACATTGCAGTGTCGCAACACATGATAATTGTTGCGGCATCCACTACATCCCAATGTGAGGTGATGAAAGTGAGGTCGTGGCAAATTGCTGGATTCTGTGACAACGCAATCTTATTCCATTGGAAATTCAGGTTGTTGTCAACAATTGCTGAATCTGTTACACGGTGAGAAATCCAACTGTAACCTTGCGGAGTTGTTACTTTGTCGCTGTATTTCTGGAAGAAGTTCGCATCCCAAACCAAGTTCGGGTTACACTCAAACCCTGTCTGATATGTAGTTGATGGCCAAGAAATCAACCCACACGATTCAAAGAAATCAATAATCTCGTCAGTCCAAACAAAGCCAAGATTGTTGGCGTTGAATCGCAGAGGAAGTTCTGAGTCCCGAATACTGTCTTTCAGCGGTTGCGATGTTGCATAAAGGTTGGCGAGTTCATTGTCCGTAAAAATGCGCTGCACAAGTATCTGCATATTGATATGCGGATACAAGATAGCGATATTAGAGACAATAAAGTCAATAGGATATTCAGTCACTACAAATTGCCAATCCCAACGTGCATCGGGATTTGTTACTATGTATTGACGTTGCGTGTCATCCAGTTCTTTTGTGATATCGGTAAGGTCGAACGGAATGTCGCCAAGATGTTGCGTGATGAAGTCCATACCAACAATAGATAGAACGTCATCCCAATCCCATTGGTCATCGTCTTTCCCCTCTGGGAATGAATGCTCGACGAGGAATTTCTGTATTAACTCCTTCTCTACGGGAGTGCGAGCGAACAGTGTGTATTTATCCCACGGATAATCCGTTGAATGGGTGGAAATATATTGGCTGTCAAACCTGAGTGTCAATGTACCCCAGTCCAAGTCTTGAATGTGGTCAGAAATTATATTTTTCAAAACTTCTACATCGCAATGCTTTGACAAAGAATGCCAACGATCAGCATCACATTGTGAAATTATAAGCTGAAGTAATTGTGGGTCAGTCCAGACTAATCTGGGGTCTTCTATCAGTTGGTCAACCTCAATAATATCTTCAAATGGCTGCAATGCCTTGTAGTCCAGAATAACATCTGGATTGTTGACAAGGCGATAGTACAGGCATTGTTCCACTTTACGTTCTTTTGCATCGGCGTTAACTTCAAGCTCAAACAGAGCATTCAATACCGGACAGTTATTGCCAGCCGAAATGAAGTTCAGTGAATATTTGCCTTCTGTCTCGTAAAGTTCAATATCCAGTTTGATAGGCTTTACACCCAAGTAATTGGTGAACTCGGCTTTGTAAACACAGATTCCTTCTGGAACTTGCAACTTCAAGTTGTTTACCAGCACATCGTCTGTCTCTCTGTTGATTACTTCACACAAACAATCTTCGTAATTGAGAGTTTTGGAATGGTCAAGCGAAAGAAACAAACCCAATTCAGAATGGAACGGATAAAGCGATACGATTCTGCCATCAGCAGCTTTCAAATTGACAAACTCCAAGGCATCGGTGTTGGCAGATATGAATTTGTATTTCTCTTTGTTCTGCATACAAATCTTGCCTAAAGCAGTAAGGGTTACGGTACCGTTTTCTTTGTCAACGTTTATTATTCCCCATTCTTGTACCGAATGTAAAAACTTATGGAATAGCTTATATTCTGCCTCGTCGTAGTACATACCATTTTCTGGCTGCGCTTCTACATCGAAACCGAGAGCCCGTCCTAGAGCGACACATTCAAGTTGTACGTTTGCACTTTCCAAAAGCAATTCACCGACAAGTATGTCTAATGGCTCCAGTTTGTGGGTGGTGTAGTATTCAACTGTGCAAGAGCGCGTTTTCAGAGCAAGCGAACGCGATTGTCTGTCTTTCTCGATAGAACGATATATCAAATTGTTGTATGTCTGATTTTCCATTTTAGTCGGCTACATTAAAAAGATGCTGCAAATAAATACCATACCACAAGCCTGTTCCACAAACGTGAATTTGCTTGATATTAAATTTCTCCATAAGCAGAAGATACATCGGCAATCCCATGCGTAGGGTGAGCATATCGTCAATGGCATCGCCTGTCATTTGTTGTTCCCAACGAACCAAATCACCAACGGTGTTGAACTTCTCCTGCAATTTTACCGTGAGATTCTCTATCTTTTCGGCAATCTGTTCGTAGTTGAGAATACAATCATGTTGTTGTGCGTTCTTTTTCTTTCCTGTTGCATGAGTTATGGCAGAACCTACGCTGACACAGAATGTGTTTTCGTTGGTTTGCATAGTTGTGTTCATATTCTTGATGAACGCCACCATTCTTTCTTTTAGCATTTGGTCGCTCTTTTTGAATGCATCGACCAAAAGTGTGGCGGATGGAATGTCTTTTGTCAAAATATTACGCAAAGCTGTTGTACCGAGGTTTATACTGTATGAACCTTCCAATTCGCCCTGATTGAACACGCTGACTTCGGTAGAACCACCACCTTGGTCAACCATCACAGAATGTCTTGACTTCTGAATATCCAATTTGTAGCGTGATGATATGCCGTAGGCAAACATTGTTGATACAGATTCTTCCTTCTTTGACAGAATGCGCACATTTATTCCGGCCTCACGACGGATGCATTCTATCACTTCGTCACGATTCTTTGCTGTACGATAGGCAGCAGTGGCAACGGTGTAAACCACGTCGACACCTTCAGAACGCATCTTCTGTTTCATTCTTTTAATTACAGGAAGAACCCGATCTCTGAAGTATCCCATATTCATCACGTTCTGACTGTCCAATCCTTTGCCTGTTTCTGGTTTGGCAGCATCACGGATAAAATTGTTGAAATCGAATAGTGTTGCAGTCCTGATTGTTTCCTCATCTCTGCCAATAAGCAGTTTCACCGCTTTTGTTGACAGTTCAAGGACTGCGAAATGTGGATTTTCAATAGGTTGTCCGTTTGGCGTAAGCCATGTTTCCTTTATACGTAGATTCTTGTCTGTCTCTGCGTTGATGTCACGAGTATTCAGGTTTACAGAACGCTGTATAGGCATTGGCACTCTGACAATCTTTGCTACATGCTCTTGTTTCGGTTTGCGAACATTCCATTCAATAATCCTACCATTTGGATTGTTCTTTACCTCATCAAATACATTCTTGTAAATGGCTTGTCCTTGCGGATTGGTATAGTTGCTGAAATGTTCGCCGTTGCCAACGATGATAAGCAGTCTCTTTGCTCGTGACAAAGCAACATTAAGACGATTGGGGGATTTTGCAAATCCGTATTCTTTTTGTGCTGGATAACCCGCATTGGGGAATCTGTTGTAGTCTGGTTTTTGTCCCCATTTCTGTGCTATGGAGTTACTTCTTACCATCGAAACAATGATTATGTTGCGCTCCATCCCTTGGAATCGGTCAACAGAACTCATCTTGATGCTGAGCCCTTTCTTCGTTTCCTTTTCCACGATTCCCTTCAGTCGTTTCAGCTGACTGCCATAGAATGTAATCAGCCCGATTTCTCGGTCTTCATTGGTGTGCTGAGATTCCTGATAACTGCGAAAACTCTCTGATTTTGAGAGTTGCGACAACACCCACTCAATGGCTTCTACCTCACCTCTGTTTGCTCGCGATGTTCCGTCTCGCACTTCAGGAGAAGATGTGTTTATCCAAATTACGTGATTGTCTGGCGAAATGAAATTTGGAATATCTATGTCATGTTTCCGGCTTTCGTTTGCTACACCACATTTTAGTCCACCATCATCAACATAGAACTGCTCAATAACACGATTGATGTCGTTGTGCATACGATATTGTGTGTCGAAAGTGCCGCGTAGAGACGAATCTATTTGTCGGAAGAGTCTTTCAAAATGCGACTTCTCCAGAATGTCAAAGTTCTTTCTTACATATGACTCTAATTGTTCTATATGGTCATGTTCCTCCCTGCTGTCGGCTTTCAGTTTTTGCATGTGCAGTTTGAACAAAATGTCTTCCCTATCAAGATTAGGAGGCAGCTGACGATGGTCGCCAATGACCACAGCTTTCTCGCCATATACAAGAGGAAGAGACAACTCGGCTGGAGTTGCTTTGCTGGCTTCGTCCTGAATGACCGTGTTGAAACGCAAGAAGACAGGATAACCGTTTTTCTCTGTCTCGCCAAAGATTGCACGAAACCGTTTGATGAAACGCGAATCCCTGTGTTTACCCTTTGCTTCTGTGGCAGAGTAGTTGGTATCGGAAATAGAACTACAAGTAGCTCCTATGACATTACAATGGCTGACGTATTCCTGATATACTTCCTTTCGCCATTCGGACGGTAAATCTGTGAGGAAATCAAACCACAAGCGTTTCAAGTCTTCCCGTTGCAAGTGAAGTTGTGAACGCTTGTAGATGTTTTTCATCCATCTGTTCAATACAAGTTCCTGCGGATTAAACGACTTGTATTCGTCTGTATCTATGGCAACAGCATTGTCTTCTGTATCAATATCAGACATTTCAATTCCTGCCCACTTCTTCATCTCCACTTGTGAGTACGCAAAACCTTCGGCTGAAAATTTGTCACCAGCAGCCACACGAATTGGTTTAACTATGTTGTGGAGAGAGAATTTCAGTCGGTCTAAAGCATTGTCAACTGCAAGGTTGGCTTCCGATGTAAGCAATATTCTACTGTCTGGCTTTTGCTGTACCAGTTGCCAAATTAGTTCGGCTATAGCTGTTGACTTGCCTGTTCCAGGAGGACCTTGTACGATGGCAAGATCTTTGGCTTCAACTGCTTTTGCTATTGCCTGAATTTGTGATTCATTGAGAGACTCGTTAAGTTGGCATTTCTTTATGTGTTCGACTCGTTGTTCTATAGCTTCATCTTCCAACTTGGTTGCTTTTGAAGCATCAAACAAATAGGAAGCCAGTTGAGGGTTGACTAAATCTTCGGGATGCTCAGTAATTCTATCGAACGAATCTCTAAGACGATTGACCTTTTCTATTTCGCCAGTCATATCGTCCATGTTGGGAATAACAGCAGTGATGCAATCATTATCAGCCATTTCCTTTATCTTGCCGCAATCTTCTGGCAAAAGATTAAACGTAACATTTGGATATTCAATCTTGCAGAGCTTGCCAAGTTTGTATTCATTCTCTCCGTCTTTGATGACGAAACTTTGTCCATAAAGTCCGCCAAAGCGAAGTCCTTCTTTGTCCAATAAAGCTTCATTGTCAAGAGTCAACAGGAAGCGGTCAGCTCCATCTTGCGGATAATTGATTTCGTAAACAAATCTTGCTGGTTCGAAGGTGGTTTGTTTGCCTTCTTCTGCTAAGTCTGGCACACCATTGCGAATGCCGTTGAGAGCATAGCCGAGTTCTTCCTTCAAATCCTCCAATGCAACACGATTCTCGTATGGAACAGTGACAACCATTAGATTTTCGTTGATTTCAAAAAAATCCAACTGAGAATAGTAGTTTTGAAGGCGAGTCTTGATGATTCTTTTTGAAGTTGAGTCCGCACCCTTAATCTGTATCTCAACAACTGGGTTTGGACGAACGGTAACATACATATTATTGCAGGAGTCAACAAACTGTTGCATATCTGAATACAAATCAGCATCTGTTTCAAAATACCAAAATCCAGACAGTTGACTGTGACGAACAACATTTGTGCTAAACAATCTTCTTACCTCGCTCTTGAAATTATCAAAGTGGATTTGTGAATCTATCTGAGCAATCAGTTTGTTGCCTTTTGTATTCAAACCGGCAGAACCTTTCTTCAATGGAATAGCCAACTGCATGTATTTCAACATGTAGTGTTGTATATTGGTCAACACCATCCATATAGAACGCAAACTAGTATCTTCATTAGACATATTGGCAATATCTTTCTTGACTTGCTCAATCTGATGTTTGCGTTCAATGCGCTTCCTTATTTTCATTGTCAAATTGACCTTTCCATCAAGTTTGATTTCAGACACAGCACATCGTATTTTATCCCCAATAGATAAAACATTACCAACATTGCCATATTCAACTTTCGGAATAATCTGCGAGAAATGAATCAATCCATTTTGGAACGGACCGATTTCAACAAAAGCACCAAAATCTTTTATATTGATAATCTTTGCTTCTTCTATTATTTGACCTACAGTGTATGCCATATTGTAAATTAGCTTATAAATTATAGGGCTCTAGTAAATCATCAAGTTTTACATTTAATAATTTGGCCATTTCAATGAGTTGATTAAGCGATGGTTGTGCTTTGTTCGTAGTCCAACGTGAAATAGTCATTTCTGACTTGCCAAGTTGTCCAGCAAGCCAACGGTTCGTTATTTGTTTTTCAGCCAATACTACTCTTAAACGATTTGGATATGTTTCCTTTTCCATACTCAATGTTATAATTGATATTTTCGGCTACAAAGATACACATTCTACCTCAAACAATATCAAGGAAATAGATAATATTATAATAAAAACGAATATTTTTCATTATAGCGATGCGTTTCTTGGAAAATAATGCTACCTTTGCATTTAGGAAAAGCGTTCTTTTGATTTAATGCAGAACAAGGTAGAATATAGAACTTCGCTCGTTTCTAAATCGTTACCTATCAAGCAGAAAATCTTTGCAAACTGTTAGTTCTCAACGAGAAGGACAATTCGTAATGTCTTCCGCAGTGGAAAACGAGCCGCTTTTCGATACCGCAGATCGAGGCGATACGTTTCAGAGCCCGGTTGAGTGTAGTGTTGCCGTACATAGGAAGTAATTTCCCTTCCGGCGCGATACCCCTGTATTTGTCGAGAATACGGAGGGGAATATCGAGCAGCGGCAGTTCGTAGTCGATCTTCGTCTTCTTGCGCGTGGTTTTGATCCACACCTCGCCGTCCTCGGCAATTTCCAGATCGTCTTCGCTCAGGCGGCACATATCCCCGTAAGGAATGCCCGTATAACACGAGAATAGGAACAGGTCGCGGGTTTGGTAGAGCGTCGGGTGATGGAGCGGCGTGGTCATCAGCCGGTGCAATTCGTCGGCAGTGAGGTATTTCTGCACCCTTTCGGGGCGCTTCGGTTCGTACCCGGCGAACGGGTCGGCCGTGATGATACCCTCCGCCACCGCCTCGCCGACGATCGTGTTCAGCTTTGTGGTCAGCAGGACGATAGTTCCCGGCGCGATGCGGCGTTCCGTCCGAAGGTAGAGGTCGTACCTGTCGATGAACGACCGGTCGAGGGCAGCAAAGGGAATATCCGAGAGTTTATACTGTGTTTGCAGGAAAGCGGAGACGCAATTACGGGCATAGCGATAGGATCTGAGCGTGTCTTTCTCGCGGTTTACACCCACGCGCTTCTCGAAATGTTCGATAAACGTTTGAAAATAACCAAGCAGGGTTGTTTGTCCGGAAGCCTTGCCCAGCAACAGATCCCGTACCTCTTCGGCGGTCACGACCTCCCGTATCGCAGACTGTTCCTTGTAGATGGCCAGTGCCGAGGCACGCAGTTCGTCCAACTTCCGGTTGATCTCCCGCGTAGCAGCGCTCTTTCCCGTGGCGCGGCCCGATTCCCACGACGATACGGGAACCGACATCTTGGCACTGAAAGCCGCCTCGGAATGGTTGCCGACGGTCAACCGTGCCATGACAGGACAACAACCATCGGCATTCGTTTCGCTCTTTTTAAGGTAGAACGCGACCCTTACATCCATTTGTTCCATAACTCTATCTATCTAATTGCAAAATTAGTTGATATAGAGCTATTTGAAGCTATGAAAAATATAGCAGAACAGCGAAACAGAACCCCGGATCGAATAAACGCGGCTGTATTTTCCCGATAATCGAAAAAAACGGTTATCTTTACAGTGCGAATACCGAAGATACAAGCGTTTTTTGCGGTAGCAAACGGTTCGACAGGGTGTTTTTCAGCGAATTTTTCCGGGCCGAAAAAGGCAACGGATAAGTAGCAATCGCCCTTCTTAACCTCTCACAATCCTACTTTTTGATGAGTCGGACAGACAGAGAGATAGACCGCTTGACTTTCTTTAGTGTCAGTCACTTATCTTAATCTATCCGATTCTTTCGTTTTTACGCGAGTTCTTCGTATCTTTGTCCGCATAAACGCCGGTCGAAGCGAGACGTTCGTCCGTAGCCCGCACGATTGCGGTAGCGGCGAGACACCCTCTCCGTCCGGCGGCAACAATACAAAAGCAGACCGATGAGACGATTCGTATGGACGGCGGCGACCCTCGCAGTGGTCGCGTTGATGCCCGGTTGTAACAGAAAGATGAAAATAAGCCATTTACCCTATCCCGACACGCGGCGCGACACGACCGTCGTCGACGACTACCACGGTACGTGCGTCGCCGATCCCTACCGCTGGCTGGAAGACGACAATTCGGCCGAGACGGCCGCATGGGTCGAAGCCGAAAACGCCGTCACGCGCGACTACCTCGACCGTCTCCCTGCCCGTCAGGCCATTTACGACCGGTTGACGGCGCTCTACGACTATCCGAAGGAGGGCGCGCCCGAGCGGCACGGCGACTATTACTACTATTTCCTCAACGACGGCCTTCAAAACCAGTCGGCGCTGTGGCGCAAGCGCTCGCTCACGGCTCAGGGCGAACTGTTCCTCGATCCGAATACCCTTTCGGCCGACGGTACTACGGCGCTCGTCGACGTCTCGTTCTCCGACGACGGCCGTTGGTGCGCGTATGCCGCCGCCGAAGCCGGTTCGGATTGGGTGCGGATACATGTCGTGGATACCGCGACGGGTCAGTTGACGCAGGATGTGATCGAATGGGTGAAGTTCTCCGGCGCGACATGGGCCCCCGACTCCGAAGGGTTCTATTACAGCGCCTACGACGCGCCGAAGGCGAACGTCTATTCGTCGAAGAACGAATGCCAGAAGGTCTATTACCACCGTCTGGGTACGGCGCAGGCCGACGACATTCTCATATACGGCGATCCGGAGCATCCGCTGCGCTATTTCAGCGGCTGGGAGAGCGACGACGGCCGCTGGCTTTTCGTCCTCGCGTCGGAAGGTACGTCGGGCAGTGAAGTTCTCTTCCGCCCGGCGGACAAGGAGGAGCCGTTCCGTACGTTGCTGGCCGGCTTCGCCAACGACTATGCGCCCGTCGAGTGCCGCGACGACAAACTCTATGTCGTGACCAACGACAGTGCGGCCAACTATCGGCTGGCGCGCATCGATCTGCTCGAACCCCGGGGGTTGGAGACCGTCATCGCGGAGCACCCCGACGATCTGCTCGAAGCGGTCGCTCCGGGCGGGGGATACCTGTGGGTGAAATACCTCCGGAACGCGCAGAACAAGATCTACAAATACGATTACGAGGGCAACCGGCAGGCCGACGTGCCGCTGCCGGCCATCGGTTCGGTGCCGAGTTTCGGCTGCAAGGACAGGGAGCAGGAGATTTTCTTCTCGCTCAACACCTTCACCGCGCCTCCGACCGTCTACCGCTACGACATCCCCACGGGCCGCACCACCTGCTACCATACGCCGCAGGTGGCCTACGATGCGGCGCAGTACACTACCGAACAGCTCTTCTTCGAATCCTCCGACGGCGAGCACGTGCCGATGTTCGTCTCGCATCGCAGGGGTCTGCGGCTCGACGGCAGCAATCCCTGCTACCTCTACGGCTACGGCGGTTTCCAGATCAATATCACCCCTGCGTTCAAGCCCGAGCACATCCTCTTCATGGAGCAGGGCGGCGTGGTGGTGAACGTCAACCTGCGCGGCGGTTCGGAATACGGCGAGCGGTGGCACAAGGCTGGTATGCTCGACCGCAAGCAGCAGGTCTTCGACGATTTCATCGCGGCGGCCGAATTTCTCATCACCGAGAAGTATACCTCGCGCGAAAAGCTGGCCATCGCCGGCGGCTCGAACGGCGGATTGCTGGTGGGCGCCTGCGAAGTGCAGCGCCCCGACCTGTTCGCCGTCTGCCTGCCTGCGGTCGGCGTGATGGACATGTTGCGCTACCACCTTTTCACCATCGGCTGGGGCTGGGCGACCGAATACGGTACGAGCGACGATGCGGCGCAGTTCCGTACGCTCTACGCCTACTCGCCGCTGCACAACATCCGCGAAGGCGTCTGCTACCCCGCGACGCTCGTCACGACGGGCGACCACGACGATCGTGTGGTGCCGGCGCATTCGTTCAAATTCGCTGCGACGCTCCAATATGCGCAGGCGTGCGATGCTCCGGTGCTGATCCGCATCGAACGGAATGCCGGCCACGGCGCGGGCAAACCGCTCTCGAAGCGTATCGCCGAATCGGCCGACAGCTACGCTTTCCTGTTCTACAATACGGGGACGACGTACGGACAATCGGCGCCGGAGAATTGAAGGTCGGCGAAGGCCGATTGACTGCCCCTGCTCGTGCTGTACCGGAGCGGGTATCGAACCGTGGATGGAAGGGGCGGATGGATATTATTTAAAAGGTGCGAACTCCGGAAAGGGGCGCAGTGGTTATGTGCAGCTGGACAGCACGACGGCTCGAATAAGGTAAAACGGGAAACAAGGGTAAGGTACTTTTAAAGAGTAGGAGAGCGTCGGGATACCTGTCGGCTGACTGCCGAGGTGCAGGATGAAACAGGTGAAGGTCGATACAGCGTAAGCCCCTCCCTTTATCAAAGGGAGGGGACAGAGGAGAGGGAATGTTGGTATCCGCGCAGCGGCCATGCGCAGAGGGGCAGCACGACGGCTCGAATAAGGTAAAACGGGAAACAAAGGATATGAAGGTCTATAAATTCGGCGGAGCATCGGTCCGCAATGCTGAGGGGGTGCGCAACCTGCGCAATATCATCGACGACGAACAGAACCTCTTCATCATCGTCTCGGCGATGGGCAAGACGACCAATGCGCTGGAACGGGTGTTCGAGGGGGTGCAGCGAGGCGACCGCGAAAAATCCGCTGCCGAGATCGCACGGTTGCGCGAATATCACGCCGCGATCATCGACGACCTCTGGCACGGCCCGACCCGT